CGGATAATATCATTATATGAATAATTGGGACTTCCTTGATTTCCCCACCATCCATCTGGTGGAGAAGGCGGAGGAGAAATGGAGGGAGGAGTATATCTGGGCATTATACATTATAGTAGACAGAAAAATTCTAATTCAAATAGAAATGCCTTTGATGGGGTTCAACTATCAATGGCTCTGGTACATACATGGGTTTCTTCTGCATGATATCCAGCGTTTTCAAGTCATTCAACTCGGGCTGGACGGGAGCTAGTGGAGTCACTAAATTTGTAGATCCAATCCCGAAAAGGAACGACTCGATATCACAATCGTTTTTTGCTAAATCTCGTGCTACAATTCGACCACCTTTTAATCCATTACCTGCATACAAAGGCTCGATAGGCCGGCCCTGTGCTCCATGAATATATGTTTTTGATTGAAATTGTTTTTCGAGAGACCACTGTTCTAAAGCATAATTCCCAGGAGTATTTTTATTTCTTGTCGATGCCATCTATATATACTGCTTTGGACATTAATTTACACAACGAAAATGTACGCGCAATTTTTCATAGGCCGGACAACTTTTGACTGCTGAAAACCCACCGTGCAAGAAAAACCAGACGATGGTATGGTAATGCAATAATGTGTCGTAACTGCAAATGACTACTTGTCCTATTTTTGGATCCGTAGAAAACATGCATCCTGCAGCCAACGTATACAAATCGAAAAATAGGGGCTGATCTTTCGTGATTTCGTATAAGAAATCCATTCCTTTTTCCATTTGATTTTCGTCAAACGTGAGTTCGTCTTTTGATTCTTCATCCATTTCGGCATACACTTCAGTTTTAATACCTGCTATATAGCTTGCTGTTTTCGATTCATCAAACCTGAATATTTTACGTATCGTCTCTCGGTATGTTTTACTATCTTCGTAATATACCCACGAGGGAAGTTCCTTGTAATGCGCGATAAACTCTTCTAGCTCTTTCTGTTTACCCATGAATTGAGAATAAATGGTATAATATAATACCATTTATATTTATTTTTTTTCGGTTATGTTCCTATCTTCGTCGTCTACGAGTCTTTTTTTTCTTCGATTGGGATCGACGCTTTGCTGATTTGCTGCTTCCAAAAAGTCTTTGGAAAAAGGTTCTTTTTCCTCCATAGGTAGGTCCTTCTCCTGCCGTTACACCTTTTCCAAGGTCGAGAAATAATAATCCACCTCCTTTTGTTTTCGACATTTTTTTATATATAATATACCAGGGAACAAAATCGAACCGCGCTATTTTTTGCTAAAGTATTTCTCTCCAGATTCACGTGTGGAAGACCCACCTCGAGCCCAGCCATCCATAGCCATTTCCTGAATCTGCTGACTGGAATCTTGTACTCGGTCATACAATCCCTTTTCTAGTGGAAAAGTATTCGGATCCACAAATGCCTTCTCCATGACCGTCGTTACGCTTTTTCTTCCACGTACAATCTCGCCTTGTTGCATTTGAGATTCAATTTGCGGGTCACAAGACCCGCGTCCGAGAAAAGGGACAGTTAGAAATGGTCTAGGCATCAACATGAGCTTTTCCACCGGACGTTCTTGTCCAACTTTCATCCATAATTTCGATTCGTGATCAATGACAGTTCCATCCAATCCAGGTCCTCCTCCTCTAACTCCATCTACCAATAACCCATGCGTCGCAGAAGCGAATGCGACGTGACCACGTTCCGGTAATGTACTGAAATGATTATATAAAACCGAGTTCAGATGGGCAGAATTTTGGATATTTTTTTGGGATTTGTCCGTACTATCGCTCCCTATACGCCCCATGTTACTAAACATATAATTTGTTTCAACAGGAAATGCACTCATCATGTATATATATACTATACTAATGGGAAAAAATATTGACAATCAAGTAGAATGTCTTGCTAAATTTCTTGCGCATGCAAAAGTGTTTCCTTCTTTACACGAAATCATACTTCCGTAGCAAAAATCGGCAAATGCGGTTTGGTCGTTGGGAATCGTGGTGGCAGGATTACTGAAAAACGGACGAAGAGATTGTTCGAATTTCAAATCATCTTCTAAACTACGAAATAATTTATTATTTATCAATGGCTGTTCTGGATTCGCTTCGGCAATCAACCCTTTTACTTCTTCTAAAATAAATTTACTGGTTTCTTCGGAATAGGCAGGTGGGGCCGGCTTTTTGTGTTCTGCTTTTTCGTAATCAGTCATGAGAGTATTATTAAATGGATTTGTAATGTTCGGGTCTGCAAATACGTCGGATGTGTCGAAATTTGCAGTTACGACCATCTCGTCAACGGGAGACTTTCCTTCGAAATTCTCCTTTTTAGGTGTGTTCACATAACCGTAATAAGCAATCGAACCCAAGGTCAAAAACGTTACAAAAAGTACTCGTACATGTTTCGTCATGACGAATAAAATCAAAGTCAGGATCAAAACGAGACGAGTAATTGCATTCAACTTTTGCTCCAGCGCCATTTGCTCTACTGGGAAAAACTCGAGCGGGTATTGGAAAATCACATTGGGATCCTGTGTCCAGAAAGGTACCACTCTTTTTTCTGGTTCAGGAATATTCTGAGAAATGTCCGGAATAAATTCATTAATGTTCGATAAACTCATGAAATCCTATACTATACTATACTATAGAAGTATATGTTCAAATCCCCTAAATGCTTTTTCTCTTAAATATTGGTACGGATCTTTTCACACGTTTTATCTATTTGAAATGTATCACACTTTGTACTATTTGGAAGAATCTGTAAAACACATTTCGCCTTTATTCCGACCAACGGTTCGGTACATCCTTTTTCCAGTATCTTTTTCTTTATTCGGTTTCTTGCCGTTATACACCTCGACCGGAAATGTTCATATCTTTCTCTCACTTGTTCAAATGAAAGTCCAGATTGTTTTCCCAACATGGTATTGATCAGTTCATGCAAATCATACACATATCTCGACAAAGTCTGTCTCGACTTTAAATGTTTCATGGTAAGCGGGAGTTTCTTAAAGTTTATTTTCAAATTATCACGACATTTTCCGCATGGAAGAACATATAACAAGCTTTTCAAAAACGAAAAGTATTTTTGTTTTTGTTTTTCAGAAGGACTTACCGGATAATTAAAACTCATCGTATGCAAGACATGCCACATTGGTGGACCCCAAACTGTAGTCAACATTCCGTCATTGCTTGCATAGTCTTGTTCTGTGTAAATTGAAAAAGGTTTCGGTTCCTCCTCCAATGTTTTTTTTCTCTTTCTGGTGAATTGTTGTTTCATATATAAGTACCTTTTATTTTTGATGGAAACCGTAATAAAACGAATTTTTGAGAGAAAGTAAAATCGAAAAATGAATAAATATCCCCCTCATAAAAAAAGCCACATCGGTTTCGTTGATTATCTAGACAGAGGTACCGATTCAATCTGCTACAATACTCCACAGAACGAATACAACACTGCTTACAAAAAGTGGAAAGAAGATCACGAATACATTCTCGATTTAATACTTTTATTGGAACAAACCGAGAAAACGCCTATCCGTGAAAAAATAACCATTACGTGTAAACTGAAAACAACCGACGATTTATTGAGTTTACTGCAAGAAAACCCATATGACGAGACGAAGGAATACAATATAGACTTGAAATCCCTTCATAAAATCAAAGAAGAACTAGAAATCCTGCACAACATGGTCGGACTTGTGAAATTGAAAACGTGTATTCTAAACCAGTTACTTTATTTTATCCAAGGATTCGACGTGATGGAAAGCAACACGGGAACGAAATTTGCGGATTATAAGCACACTATTTTTGTAGGTCCGCCTGGTACGGGGAAAACAGAAGTCGCTAAACTAATCGGAAAAATGTACAGCAAATTAGGAATCCTGAAAAAAGAAACATTCAAAAAGGTTACAAGAACAGACCTCATTGCTGGATATTTAGGTCAAACTGCCATAAAAACACGCAAAGTGATTGATGAATGTATTGGTGGTGTTCTTTTCATCGATGAGGCATATAGTTTGCAAAACGACGATTCATATGCGAAAGAATGCGTGAATACATTATGTGAAGCTCTCTCGGACAATAAACAAGATTTAATGGTGATTGTTGCGGGATACGAAAACGAATTGAACGACACATTTTTCCAGATAAATAAAGGGTTACGGTCAAGATTTTTGTGGAAGTTTACCATGGAACCATATGATGCTCTGGAACTCTCTCAGATTTTTAACGCAAAAGTCATCCAGAATAAATGGATACTTGGCTTCGATGGCTTGTCCAAATGGATCAAAGAGAGAAAAGATAAATTTTTGTATAATGGTAGAGACATGGAGCAATTATTCACGTATGTCAAAGTATCACATTCTCATCGTGTCTATGGATTAGACGTTTGTGAAAAGAGGAAAATCAGCAAAGAAGACATGGATTCGGGGTTCGAAACCTTTTTAGAAAATAGAAAAGTCTCCATTTCCACGAATATTTCCACAATGTATACTTAGTTTTGAATAAACTTAATCTACATTACATTATTAAATAATGAGTGAAAGAACGATTCAGATTAATCCAGCACTGTTTTCTATAAATTCTGCAAAAACAACACGAAAAAACAGAAAACCGGCTGCTGATAGTCCAAAAATTCCACCAATCAAGGTTAAAAATCCCACGAATAAAAACAAAAACGCATCCTCTTTAAAACGTAATTTGTTGAAAATGTTCCGAAATCAATACGAAGAAAAATATAAAGAAAAAGATGGTCAAGCACGACGCGATGTACTTGAGAAAAAACCATTACTATATGTCGCCCCCAAGACAGATTTCGAAGATTCTCTCGAATATCTTCAAGGACTTTCTGAAACTACGACGCCGCCACAAAAACCGACTACTACTACTACTACTCTTCAACAAACATTTCTCCAGAAAAATCACAATCACACCATGAAAAATTATACAACAACGACCTTACCATATGAGAATCGAGTGAATCTTCCTCCCACGTTTATCATGAATAACCAACCACCACCTGGGAATAATTTGGTTCTCAAACCACCTCAACATCAAGTACCACAATATGGATGTTTGAAAAACGGCACACTTCCAACCTATAAAACGTGGAAACATTCCACTCAACGGAATCATAATCATAATATTCCCAAACCATCCTCGGAGTCTATTGTACAGCAAAATATACCCGCTGATCGATTCGATCAACACATGCAAAAGCAACTTGAAGAATTATCTCTCCGTGACCAAAGACACAAAATCAATAAACCACAACAACAACAACAGAAACCAAAACAACAACGTCGAATTTGTAGACGCACCTTTCATGTAGGGAAATCCAAACAACATCCTCGCATCTCGGTTCTAGTATCAAATAAAACAATCAGGAATAATACAAATTTGAAACTCAGTAAATTGAAAAACACACCTTTGCCCGAAGTAAGAAAATACTTGCTCAAAAATGGTTTCATAAAGTCCGGGTCGAATACACCAACTGACGTTTTACGGCAAATGTTTGAGAGTGCAAGTCTAATATGCGGGGAAGTTAAAAACAGAAATCCAGAAAATTTACTCTACAACTATTTCAATGAAACGGAATATACCTCGGTTTAGCTATTTTATACCGTCATTATATAGAATGAAGCCGAATGATGTCGAGTATACCTTAGGCTTACCATCTCAGGCGAAACATTTCAAAAAAGTAAAGAAAGAAGAAAATAAAAGAAATCGTCGGCATTTCAAACAGCAGCAACAACGTGTTATGGGTGATCAGCTTCTTGAATTTTACTGCTCAAACGAAGACTTGGTATCTGTCCACGACATTCCAACATCACCTCCGAAAAAAAATAATCAGTTTACGACCCCTCGTACCAAGAGCCAATTTCATTATATTTCGTTACTTGAAAATAATGAGCAGAAAATTATTATTGCGAATGGGCCGGCTGGTACAGGAAAAACGCTGTTTGCAACCGAATATGGAATTAAATGTTTTCTTTCTGGATCTTTTGAAAAACTTATTTTTACGCGTCCGTCCGTCTCTGTTGACGAAGATCTCGGATACTTACCTGGAACGATGGAAGATAAAATGGCGCCATGGCTTCGTCCTATATATGATATCTTATACCAAAATTTTACCTCAAAAGAAATTAAAACATTACTTGAAAAAAAATCAATCGAAATCGCACCGCTAGGTTTCATGCGCGGAAGGACTTTTAAAAATACGTGGATTGTCGCAGATGAAATGCAAAATTCGACCGTGTCACAAATGAAAATGCTTCTAACTCGACTAGGAGAGAACAGCAGAATGGTTATTACTGGAGATTTAGACCAGCACGACAAGCCTTTAGAGAGAAACGGCTTGGAAGACTTTCTAGGAAGGTTCAAGGGTAAACGTTCAACGAGTATTTCAAGTTTGGAGTTTGATAGAGAAGATATACAGCGAGAAGAAGTGATTAAAGAAGTGTTGGATTTATACAGTTTTGCCAAAGCGAATGAATTAGAAATATGATTATAATTTATGATGGCTTCTACGACATAAAAATGAAAACAAACAGTGTCAAGTTTTAGGAGAGTGCGCAGACTTTTTTTTCCAACTTACTAATATACAACAACATGAATTTTAAAAAATCCAGTTTGGAAAAGTCAAAATTTTTACTCACAAATAAATATATTTTGATTTTTGTTTTCATCGTTTCTATTGGCAACATAATCCAACTCGGTACAGAAGGGGATTATACAGCGATTGCTATTATACTATTGGTTGGCTTGATTACTTCATGCTTTAGCAAAAATATGACGGTTATTATGATTATCGCCATATCAGTAGCAAATATACTCAAATTTGGCACCAAAATCTCAAAACCATGGATAGGCAACGAAGGATTTGAAACTGATGAAAAAAAAGAAGATGAACCTGAAACGGAAGCGGAAACGGAAACGGAAAGCGAAAGCGAGAAAGAAGAAGAAGATGAAGGAGAAAAGAAAAAAACAAAGAAAGCGGGGAAATCGGAAGAAGACCAACCAGAAAAATTTACAACAAAGAAACAAGATATCATTGAATCTGACGCATTGGATGATTTGCGCGCAGAAATGAAATTAGGCTTTAAACGTTTAAATCAAAATATAGATTCGATTCAATCTATGGGTATGTTTAACTAAAAGAAATATTTCCATAATATAATGCATACTCTTATAATAGGATTCATTATATCTTTATTTCTGTATTTTGTTTTGTACGAATTATTCGGAAAGGAATCTTTTAAAGGAAAATCGAATTCGAGTGCGTTAAAGGGCCAATCGAGTTCGAATAATGAGACAGAGACCATAGCCGGTACAAACGATCCTAGTTATGGATTGGTGGAATTTTCTACTGTTCCATTTTCTTCCACTTCTTCTACGGTCAATATTGGGCTCAAAAAAACAAATACCAAATTTCCTCAACCGCGAAAAGTTAAATCTATTAATTCAAGAGATGGGTTTACTGGAAGTATTGTTGGTATAAAGGTCCCAGAAGGATTAAAAGTCACTATTTATGAGTTTCCTAATTTTGGCGGAAATTTCAATTCGATCATCGGCCCTTCCACCGTAGATAACTTGGAAACCGAGAAAAATTTACAATATCCTGAAACTGAAGATGACCAAGGATTATTACTGGAAAATATTTATAAAGGAAGAGGGTGGCAAAACAGAGTAAAGAGTTTCATTATTCACAGATACCGCGAAATACCAGATGATTTCGATGGTGTTTTCTATACCCAAAAATACGGTATTAATAATTATCAAAAATTTAAAGCACTAGGAGGGAATCCAGAAGATCTCCCCGAGAAAACGAGAGAAGACCAATGGCAACATTATATTGATAATGAATATTTAGGACGCTACGCCATCAATGAAAAAGCTTTGCTGAATGACGATGAAGGAAAGGAAGAAGAAATCAACCCCGAGTATGACGATACAGCAGACGAATCCATTTCTTTATCCAATATATAAAGATGGCACGCAATATAATGAAAGATATTAAAAAAGCAATTATTGGCCCCTTAAAAAAAGGTCTAGAACCAATCATGAAAATTTTTAAAATGATAAAAGGTCTAGGTAAAAAATTTTCCAATTTGTTAAAACCCATAATGAACATTTTGAAAGGAATTAGTAAAGCCTTCTTGTCTATTTTTTATTATATCAAGTGCGCGATTGAGCGCATGAAGAATTCACCAAAATGTATTATATATTATGTCATTGATACCATATTTTTTACCTTGTTAATTCCCGTCCGGATTCTTATTTTAGTTTTCCCGCCTTTGGAAGAACTCGAGGAAATGTTTCGAGATGCCGTCCAGAAAATAGACGTGGTTGTCCATCGAATGTCGATGAGTATAGTAGGGAAAGGTGTTCATATTAACAAATGGCCCGATGGTGTACTTAATAAATGTTATAGATGTCAGGCAAAATACGATGACCCGGAAGGGTTTGAAGATTTTATGAGCAAATTATTTACCTACAATGGGAATACGAAAAATTTCTTCTTTTTTTTCCTCCATGCGATAACATTTTTCATAGTGGGGTTTTTAATTTACGCAAAATTTTTTAAACGGACTTCAACTTGCACCAAAGCCAAAGATATCGATATCCCCTTAGCACGAGCAGAATGAATACCTTAAAAAAAATAAAGTAATATAATAATGGCCAACGAACAGAACAAACTGTTTGAAAAGTTGGATAAATCCCTTCAGGTATTTTTCGAATTGTTTTTCAAAAAAAATGGTTTTGTTACTTGGATCATCGGTGTATTTTTATGTGGTATGGTTCTCATCTTGTTAAAAAATATGTGGTTCCAACCGAAATCCTGTTCCATAAAAAAACCGTAGTGAAATATCTATCTATTGAAAATTATATAGATACATATGCCTCGATTCAAAAAATGTGTTTCCGGAATCTGTCTCGGTAATTTAACGTGGGTACTTTTAATCGGATTTGCTTGTTTAGTGCTTTATTTTGTACATCAACTACATGATTTAGGGAAACAGATTCAGAAACCGACTACAAGGATAATTCCGACTACAACGATGATTCAAACTCCAACGATGATTCCAGATGCTGGAAGATGTGGAGGAGGAGGAGATCCTTTAAGTAACCCCTATGTCCCACCCATCAGATGCGATTTAGGTGGTAGCCAGGGTATTCCCATCAATATTCCTACTCAAGGTTACAATCATCAGTATGCTCAAGTCGGTATTTTGACCAGAAATAAAGGTGGAGACATTCTACCTCTTATGGGAAGAAGAGTAAATACCTCGAGAGATAAATGGCAGTATTATACCGTAGCTGGAGGCGGAGCAGGAGGAAATCTACAGACAAAAATTCCTCTGACAGTGAAAGGAAAGTCTGGGAGTAGTGAATATGGCTGTGACGAGATATCTAACCAAGATCATATTTTTGTAGATCCATACCAGGATGTTTTCATCGCGACAATTTATGAGAGCGGCTTGTTTTCATATATACCATTTTAACTGTTTTTAGAACGGGTTTTTTATGTGATGTCCATTATATATAAATGAATCATGCAATACTCATAAAGCCAAAGACGATAACTCAGTCATTTTTCACATTAACCTTTACTTCTCCTTCTTTTCAGTTTGAATATCACTATTACCCGGCAATTTTAATGTCGACTTCGAGCAAAGGTGTATTCAATTGGACCAATGGAGCGAGTTCACATGTTACTACTATAAATGGGGCCTTGGGATCATTTCATCCAACTCAGATGATGTTGACCAAAAAATTACATGCATATGGAAAATTTCAACACAACTACGAGTTGATAATCAAACATAACGTAGAAAACGGAGTCGGGCAACATAGTATTTATTTCGTCTTCTTTTTATTGGGACGAGACGATGCACCGGAAAATGCCTTGGATTTATTTTTACAGAAAAAAACAACAATTTTTGATGCCGCTACTTTTTTGAATAATTCGTTTTCGGAAAAGAGCAATAACATTTACTACACCACTGCAAAAACGAAAGACCACGTGTTTGTATTTCCGAAAGTTATACTGGTCAAAAACGAAATCCTTCGCAACATTACTGGAACACCAAAGCCCTCATCTCAGATTTACCGCGAAATTCTCTTGAGCGAACATGTATTCGAATCAAACCGTATCCCCATCGAATATGGCCAGGAACAAATCATTGATCCGATTTCTTCGGATATTCATGTGTCACCTGCAAAACCGAAAGAAGGGTTTGCAACAACAACAGAGCAAACCTGTTATCCGGTCGACGACAAAGGAGAAACATATGCGCAGGTAGTCATCGGGACCGGTAAATTAGATGGCTCAAACCAGGTCGATGCATTGGAAGACACACAAATGATGTTTGCCTATGCGGTTTTAACAATCGTCATGTTTTTTGGTATTGTTACCATTACAAATGCCGCTGTGACTTATGCAGTTGTCTCAAACGATAACATCCTTAAAATAATTATTTGTTTTTTGTCTTTTAGTTTTTTTGTTGTAGGGTTTTCTATTCCTATCGCAAAAATGCATCAAAGAAAGAAAGAGGGCAGAGACAAAATGAAAATCTCAACTGCGTCAGCTAATTTGATTGGATTTGTTTTCTTATTGGCCTGGGGTTTCATGTTAATTGCCTATTCGCCATTCTGGATTTATGATAACCCCAAACCTTATTTACTAGGAATAGGAGTCAATCCTATTATCAAGTCAAAACCAGTTAGTGATATAGTATGGTTTTTTTCGCCTGTTTTCCCGTTTCTATCATGGGTGCCTGATACTGCTACTACTGGTACTCCTCCTGTTACTGTTTAAGGCATCATGGACTTCATGAATTCCTCCAAATCTGATTCCATTTGGCAAAATTCTATTTGGGGGATTTCCGTCTTATCCATCTCTTCGTCTATCGTTGTATTTATTTTTTGCAGTTTGTTGGTCTCTATCGTCACTTTCTTTTTAAAATTTCCTAGTTTGTTGAAATAAATCCAACCCATGTGACAGACATTTATAAACGCGAGGATTAGTATACTTTGAAATATATATCTAAACATAACTTAACCAATTCCAAGGTTTTTTCTTTATATAATTGAATGAAGAAAAATCAAAATCAGAAAAATTGATTTACGGATTTATTATATATGGAAACGACATAAATAAAAACACACTGAAAACGAAAGGATGCCATACATTGTACTCATCGATAAGAATGGAACGATTACCGACAGTAATCTAAAGAAATTCAGTGAGGAAGATCTATATAAAAAAGCAGGTCTCAAGACTCCGAAAGGATTCGACTGCATCAAAAAGTCTTGCTGGAATGTCGGGTCTTTCAACTTGAGTGTTTATGGAAAGACTGACGGGCGTGAAAATAACATCAACAAGTACGATTTACCACCTCCACTCGACATTTTGCCAATCAAGAGTCCTTTTCTCTACGGTACAATCATCATTATTAATGAATCGGTCGACGGCATTAAAGATTTGCGTGCTGCAGATTGGATCAAAATATATGAGCAACTAACCGGTGGTGTCGACGACACAAATGAAATTGAATCTGACAGTGAGGAGGAAATTCCGAAAAATCCCACCAAAAATGGGTACGAAAAAGATGGGTTTGTCGTTTCAGATGACGAGGAGGAGGAAGAGGAAGAGGAAGAAGAAGAGGAAGAGGAGGAGGAAGAAGACGAAGAGGAAGAAGAGGAGGAGGAAGAAGAAGATGAGGAAGACGAAGAGGAAGAGGAAGATGAAGACGAAATGGAGGTTGAAGAGGTCAAGCCTAAAAAGAAAGCCAAGCAGGTCGTAAAGATGAAGCAAGATGACGACTATGATTGTGAAGAGGAATTAGATTACGAATCTTACTTTTGTTAAGTGCTTTAAGTAAAAAATTGAATTATATTAAAGACTACTTGTTTGCTTACATAAGTATTCGAAATGTCCATAGTACACTCTCTCCAATCCAAACCGGATGCTTTCCGTGGAAATATGCAAATACAGTTTGGGAAAATAATGGGATGTGATATTACTGGAAAAAACGTCGAGATGGGCGTTTATAATTATGCAATCCAAGAAGCGATCAAGCGCGAAATCATTAAAAAATGGAAAAATCCGTTATTCTGTGAAATATATATAAGCCGACTAAGAACTATTTTCAATAATCTAGAAACAAACAAGGAGCTGCGCGATCAGCTCTTGAATGGGTCTATAAGTCCAAAGGATTTCGCGTTCATTACACATCAGGAAATGAAACCAATCATTTGGCAAGCCTTGATTGAAAAACAAAGTAAACGAGTAAAAAATCAGTTCTCTATCCATCTAGAGGCATCCACTGATATGTTCACCTGTAAAAAATGTAAATCAAAACGATGTACATATTACGAATTGCAAACGCGGTCAGCAGATGAAGCCGCAACGATTTTTATTACTTGTTTAGATTGTGGAAAAAATTGGAAAAACTAAGTCTTAACATGCTAAGTCATGTATTTTTTTTATTGTTCAGTTTCCTCTTCTAAAAAATCTTCCGCGTCCTCGATTGTCGGGTCATCGCTTGGATACTTTAGATCGTTTTCCATAACGTCAAATTCAGGCTTGACATTAAGAATGGTTTCGTCAACCAATTCTATTTTAAGTGTATTCCATTTGATCCACCATGACTTTACCTGTGTCGTGTCTTCCAAATCCAATCCTTTCGGAATTTTGAAAATAGACTGGAGATTATAATTAGCTATGACAACCTTTGACATTCTGTTTGATGTATATGTTGTTGGCTCCAAAGATTTTAATTCAATTTTTTATTTAAACATGCTTAAAAAAAATAAAGCATGTTGTTCGTTTTAAAGCACTTCCAAATCATTGACTTTCCAATATTCTATGCCTCCAGATGGCAGTGGTCTAGCAATGATAAACGGAATCGATTTATTCTCAAATTCCATAATGGCTATAATGCGACCGTCAATAATCGATTCGTCAACCGGAATCGAAGGAGCCGCACCTCTATTTATTTGCTCTGCTCTCGAACCAATCACTCTTGCTTTTTCGTATTTTGTGAGTATAGGGAGAGTTGTATGGAGTGGATCGATAATCTCGCCACGTACGTTACGTACAACTTTTGATAAAAGGAGAACTTCCTCATAATTAACCTGCATGATCTCGGGATGTTGTTTTTCCAGACTTGAAATTACCTGATAATCTTTGAATTTTTGTAGTTCGTCTTCATATTCATCGTCTTCGTCGTCAACGTCAGACGCATCATTGTCTGAAACAAAATCTTCCATCATTTTTTTATCCGCTTCTCTTTCTAACAAAAGTTCCTCATCTTTTTCCTCCTCTTCATCGTCCACCGAATTTTCGTCATCACTTTCAGGTTTTTTCTCCTCATCCTCTTCTGATTCTATATCGGAAGCATCAGACTCATTTTCTTCTTCTTCATTCAAGGGCAAAATGTCCTTTTTTGTTCGCGACATGGTTTGATGTATGTATAGAAAGAAAACATATTTGTGTCTAAATCAATTTTTTAGAATATTTACAACCTAAGAATTTTTCCACTTGTACTCACACTCTGTACACACATACAAGTATTTCAAACCATTGCTGTCGTATCGGATATAGATTGCATCGGTTGTCTGATTATCTTTTTTAGAAGTATTGGTTTTACAGGTAGTATTGGGACACGGCAATCTAATGTGCGGAAGAGTTGGATCCATTTTCGTATATTGATTGTAAACGTGGTCAAACATATCTACAGTTTCGTGTTTTTGTGTATCCAAAACACAAAAGCAATTTGGCATTTGCTCATCATCCACAAACCCACACACGCGACAATAGAATGTCAAAACTGGTTGGACATGCGGGTCATCTTGGGTCGACGTTTTCGGATATTGTAACCGATGATAATATTTATTGTCGCATTTTTTACAGAACCTTATTGATTGAGACGTGGAACTCATTGTGTATAGAACTATATAAACCCCTTATATTTTTAAGGTTTACATCAATTTTTCATAAATTGTCTTTTTATGAAAAATTGATATACTAAATCCTAAAATCCTAATAAATATAATAACCTAAAGACATATAAACGTGAATGAATGGACGTTTCTTCAAAATCTCCGTTAAAATGGAAGTCCCTGAAAGATTTTCTGGATGCTCACACAATCAGTCAAACCAACCCGGCGGGTCAGCAATTGACTATGACCGAGTTTTCGAAATTTAGTAAACGGAAATTCCATATTAAACCCGAAGACGAAGACGAGTTTCAACGCCTGTACATGAAAGATGTCATCAAACCTAAAAAAGATCACCATCTCATACAGCGACAATTCATTGAAAATGGCCAAGACGGCGTCTTACTCGTTGACGTTGATTTTCGATTTCATGCAGATCAGACCTCGAGGTACTATACTTTAGCACATATCTCCGAACTGATTCACATGTATCTTGAAGCAATTCAAGACCTCTGTGAAATGGACGAAGATATTCATTTTCAAGTCATTATTATGGAAAAACCCGCCCCACGGGTGGAAATTAAAAACGAACAAACCGTAGTTAAAGACGGTATCCACATGATTATCAATCTCGAGTTTGCTCGCGAACACCAACTATGGCTCCAGAGAAGCGTCGTTTCTGCCATGAAGAAAAAATGGGAACATTTCCCTATTACCAATACGAACGGTTTCGAAGATGTTCTCGACGACTCGATCTGCAGCGGGAAAAATGGTTGGCTCCTACCGTATTCCAAAAAACAGGACGATGTGTGTTGTTATGAAATGACGCAGTTCCATGACGTTCATTTTGATCTAGACGAGAACAAATGGATTGTGAATCAAATGTTGACCGAAGAAAACAAAGACTCTCTTATGAGCCAGCATTATCGGCTGTTATTCCCGAGATACAAACAAAGACCGAGCTTGTTAATAAAAGATTCCATGCTTCCTGAAATACAAAAATTCAAACAGCAATACGAAAAACGACATGCGACAACAAATGAAGAATCTGTCCCCAAGCAAATGGAAATTGTTGCTCTAACATACCCAATGATTTTGTCTATACAGAAAAAAGAAGACCTCGACGCTTGTGTGAGTTTGTTCTTGGAGACGATTCCGATGAAAGACTATGAATTACAAGAAGTCCGCGAGTTGGTTCTTAGTTTACCCGACACGTATTATGGACCCGGTTCTTATAATAAATGGATTCAAGTTGGGTTCGCTTTACATAATATGAATGCGCAGTTGTTGATTGTGTGGATCGAGATGAGCGCGAAATCGTCTGTATTTGTTTACAGTCAAATCCACGAAATATGCGATACATGGAAAAAAATGGCGTACAAAAAGGAAAACAATCGGACTAGCCGGTCTCTCGTCTACTGGGCGAAACAGGAAAATCCCGAAGAATACGAAAAAATTCAATCTAGATCTTTGAAACACGCCATCGACCTTACTGTCGAGTCAACTGCACTAAAGGAAAACAGTAAAAAAGGTTCTGGCTGTACTGATTGTGACCTCGCTCATGTTTTACATGTTGCTTTTCGTGGACAATTCGTGTCGGCTGGAATCAAAGATAATATTTGGTACGGATTCGAAAACCACCGCTGGGTCAAAAGCGATAGTGGGACTTCCTTGAGAAAAGCAATATCGAGTGTCATCAAACCCCTCTATTTCGAACGCGGAATGGAAGTTTGGCAAACGGCACTCAAATTCGAACCGGACACGGAAGAACATAAGAAAATAATGGTCCGCGCTACTAAATACATGGATATTGCTCAACGATTGGGGTCTTCTTCTGACAAGGACAAGATTATGAAGGAAGCCAAGGAATTGTTTTACGACCCGACCTTTTTACAGAAATTAGACCAAAATAAATACTTGTTTTGTTGTGCGAATGGCGTCATTGATTTCGAGAATAAAATATTCCGAAAGGGAAACCCGGAAGATTATATTTCGATATCAAGTCCTTTGGTCTATACCGAAATCGACGAAGTTCAAGACAAGGAAATGCTGGGACAAATCGAACATTATTTGCGGACCTTGTTTCCCATTAAAGAAGTTTACGAGTATGTACTTGAACATCTAGCGTCATTGTTGATTGGTGATACGACTCTAAATCAGTGTCTCCATTATTATACTGGAATTGGTAAGAACGGAAAATCGGCCCTGGTCAATTTCATTCGGATCATTCTGGGTGACTATGCCAATGAATTGGACGCGAGCTTCTACACTTCGGAAAGGCAAAAACGAGGAGTCAGTTCTCCTGAATTGTACGCCTTGATTGGAAAGAGATTTGCCTTTACCAACGAAATCACCGAGGACGAAAAAATGAATGAAGGCCCGATGAAACAACTTACCAGTGGTACCGATCCGATCTCATGCCGTCCTTTGTTTGGGCAATTGGTTCAGTTTATTCCTCAAGTAAATGCGGTTATTTGCGCAAATCATTATTTAAAAGTACAAAGCAGAGATCATGGCACATGGAGACGTATTCGAGTTCTTAAATTCGTTTCATACTTTACAAATAATCCGGTTAACAATGACCCTGATAAACCATATCAATTCCCTCTCATTGACCGTCTCGACGAAAAGTTCAAGATCTGGGCGCCATTCATGCTGGCCTGGATGGTAAAGATTGCTTTTCGTACTGGTGGGATCGTGACGATGTGCAAAACTGTCAAGGAAGAGAGCGAGAAATACCAGAAGAAACAGGATTATCTTATGGAATTTGTCAGGGAACATCTCGTCAACGTTGCGACTGGAGATCTACCGAAGAACCTACTAGTCAAAGAATTCAACGATTGGTACAGATCCTCCTATTCGAGTAAAACGAACAAGTCGAAGGAGATTGAAGAATATATGGAAAAGTTATATGGCGAATGCGTTTCTCTTCGCGACAAGAGCAGTGGAAAAGGATGGAAAGGCGTCATGCTTAAGAAGATTGCAGAACTCAATGGGAAATCATTCGGGGAGGAAGGTGCAGACGAAGACAGTGAAACCGATAGCGAAACCGTTTACCATAAAAATAAAACTGCAGATAATTTGAATAGCCTGTAGTTTTATGAGTACCCTTCTTCATCTGGAATTCCGTATCCCGGGGATTTTTTATTGAATTCTGGTTCGCCCATTACTTTCCATTTTGATGGTTCATATGGTTTTCCCAAGATGGTTACATACAACATCTCGAGAACTTGTTTTATATACAATTCAATAGTCACAATCACGAAAGGAAACACTGCAATAATTATTGTATATAAAAGTTTGTACTGCCAGATCATTTTTGCTGTTTTTTCGCTGAAAATTAAAAAATAGACGAGGACACAACCTAGAATGTAGTACACAACATTCACCCAATAAACCACCAATTTCGCCGTTTTGTTTCGTTCTTCTTGATAAAGGATTTGGGTATACTTTGTCGAAAATGTCGCGTCAATCTCGTCGTTTTGTTTTTGTATCGTATTGTCGTTTGCCATAGGTGCCGCGACTAAAAAAGGAGCCGATGATTTCAGGTCAGCGGCGTCACTTGCTTCTTCTTCTGCTGTATTTACATTTTGTTGGATTTGGCCGTAATTTGAATATACATTGCTTTTATACTGGTCGATGAGAGCTATATTATCCGTCACTGACGCCTTGTGACTATTTATAATATTAGTGCTTTCAGTAATTTTTAAAATTTCTTGTTGCAAGGTAGTCGCTTGATTTTTAATTTGTTCCTGCTGTGCATGTAGCTTTAAACATTCATCCCTTTTTAAAACTAATAAATCATGTAGTCTTTCAAGTGCTATGCTTGCAATCAATATACTTGAGAAATCATTGTCGTCTTCGGCCTTATGGACGTTGGACACTTGATTTGAAACGTCGTCGTTTAATGTATCTGCCGTTTGTTTAAGACTATCCGCAGAATTATTGTTTGTCATTGCCCTATCCTTCAGATTTACAACATCTTGAGCAATTTTCGCCGCTTTATTCGTCGCTTTAATCCTGTTTAGGGTTAGGGTTAAGTCACGTTTTGACGCTGGGTTAGTTGTGCTTGATGCTGATCTTGTTGTAGTCGGGGCAAATGGATTTCTTTTCCATCCACGGAATTCTTCTTTTCCCGCGTGGGTTTTCGTTAAAAAATCGACTATCTTATTCTGTAAACTCGCCATTTATATAAAACACATAAAATAAAATTATTCGTATTTCGTATAGATTTTGTTGTAATCGTATTCTTCTGTACTGTTCTTTGGGCCGTACGTGGTAAACGCTTCAGGGTTCACACAACGTTTAATTGTGTCGTTCCATATTGTTGAACCAGAGCAACACTCCTGGCCATTGCATGCCAATAAATCAAGCCAATCTGGGTTTTCGAGAGAAAAATCTCCACTTATTCCATATTTTGGTGCTACTGTTTTCTTGTCGGTTGAAACGAGAGTGCTCGCATCTGGTCTAATTTTATCGTAATCAGTGAGAGAACGACTATTAATGTCTAAATATAAAACCAGAATGTATATAATGCCTACGGAAAGCACGATTACCATGATGATGTCGATGAAAAAATAATCGAATTTCCGTCTTAAAATCATCAGGATCCCACATGCAAATATCAGAAACACAATGACCATATAGATCCATCTATAGGCTATGGCCTTTTTATTGCTGCTTTTTTTCAAATCGCGGTTTCGTTCAAATGTATCCCACCCTATATCGGCTTCGGTAATTTGCTTGTTTATCACATTCGCTGAAAAATCAAGAATACTTGTTCTTTTTTTCCAAATATTATTAGACAACTCCATATTTATACTACCAACTTATAAAAAAATTCCCTTCAAGTGGTTTTACAAGCCTTCAAGTCATCGTCCCAACTTGATCCGGGACCACAACACTCTTTCCCACGGCAACCTTTATTTGTCATATCTGTATCAGAGATATTTGTAAGCGATTTTGCATAGTTTGTTTCGTTTATTTGGATCAATTTCGACCCGTTTGGTTTGAGTTTGCTAAAATCGTTCCGATCTCTGTCGTTGATATCCAGGAAAATAATAATCACTGCGATCAAAAGGGAAGCGACAATCAATACTAAAATCAGATCTATCCAACCAGATTTCACGTTCAAAACGTTTTGCAAGTAAAACGACACAAAGACGACGACGCCAATCGCAATGAATATGGCTAAAACCCAAATGTATTTATTTCGTTTCGGATACTCCGAGCGACGAATCATATCCATTCGGGCATAATCTTGTTCTAAATTTTGGTTGCTTATCTGCAAACGAGTAACTTCTTCTCCAGTGTATGCAATTAGTTTATCTTGTTGACTCAGAAAGTCATCTGAACTCTTAGTATTACCTGGGTATTCATTTGGTCCTACACCATTTTCTGCGAAAGTCCCATCTGTTTTTAATGGGTTATTTTTAAACTGAGTAATAGAAGGAACAGTAAATCCCTCAAACGGCTTGGTCATGATTTTATATTTATAATATAATATCATGATACTAAATTTACGAGTACTTTCCTACTAAAATAATGGTACCAATCAATAAAGTCGCGATAGTAACCATTCCTATCATGGTGGTGTTTTTCTGTTGAGCCATCATATACTCCATATCAAATTTCAGGGCTTCCTCCGTGATGCCTTCTTGTTCTTCAAAGTCTCCCTCTGCTATGATTTTTTGAATATTCGAATCAATTTGCTGATATTTCGCATTGATTTTATCGTAGGTTCCTACAGCAGCCGTGTAGTTATCTGCTGGTACATCAAACCCTTCATATACTGAGAATGCTTCGTATAGTTTCGCCATTTTATCTATCTTGATATTAAATTTATCATTGCATCTTTATAAAATAATATAGCAAACAAGTTCCTAAAGCCGTCGTGAAAAGGGTGGTATACACAATGGAACTCGTTTCGAGGTTAATGTCCGTGTTTGTCGAATTCATTTCATCGAGTTGAGACTGTAATTTCTCTCGTTTCTCTTTCATCTCAACATATTTGTCCAAAGCGTTTTGAATATAGGTGCGATTATTTCCTCCGGTATCATTAATTTGGTCGATTATGCTATTCAAATTGTTGTACCGTTCTGCCGTGTCTGCCTGATCAGTACCGTTGTCGATTTCATCAGTGCTCACAAAATAGGGATTGGCTACTGCTGTAAACCCTTCTTTTTCTATGCAAGGATTTTTCCCGCTAAAATAATTTGAGCAGTTTTTGAAATCCGCAACAGTAAAACTTTGTTCTGGTGTTCCGAGAGAATTCATCAAGTTGTTTCCTTTTAAACTATAGCATTCCGTCAAATTACCCCATGGACGGTTCGACGCCTTATATGTCTGCGCGCATTTCAGGGACATTTCCTTGCATTTTTCTGCTTTCGCGCAATTCATAACATTGTCGATATCATCTGTATTTGACATTTCTATAGTTTTTAGTAAGAAATTTATTTTTCATTTCAGTTTATTTATAGCGTACATCAAAACACAACTACCAATCACTAAATTTGTTATCTGGAACCAAGTTCGTTGCTGAATATTGGTTGCATCTACATAACCCAAATCAGACTTTCGTTTTTCATCGAATTCCTTCAGCAACACACAGTTTTTATACAACCCTGGATGATCCGCCTTTTGAATCTTGAGCGTGTCCGATAGTTTAATGGAACTATCGGTTACCTCTGCATTCTCAATGTTTATACCCTGCGGTAATATAAGATTGCAAAAAAATTGATCCCGATTAAATTCAATCGTCATAATATATTGTTATATATATATAAATGAATGTTGCCGGCGTCAAACAATTTCTAAAGGGGATTCCCATCGTGGAAAAAATACTGTTTGTCGTTTTTACGTTTTATTTGGTTTTTCAAGTCGCGACTCCTCTTTGGCTTGTCCCCTTGATTAATTCTTCTTTAGGACTTGTGGTAGTTTTTCTAGTGGTTATTTATTTATTTTGTTATACCACACCCATTTTAGGCGTTCTATCCATTTTTGTCGCCTATGAACTTTTGCGCCGTAGCGCGGTCATGCCTCTCGCAAAAGCACAGATTGAAAGTCGTGCACCTTCTCAGAAAAAGAAGGACGTCCATCTCGCAAAGCTGAATCCACCGACCAATCAAAAATCATTAGAAGAAGAAATCGTCGGTACCATGGCACCCATCGGAGTCAGCGAAGTCAGCCATCCTGAAGCGACAAGTTATCAGCCCACGAATTCTACAGCGTCATTCGCAGGTTCTCTCGTTTGAAAAGAAAGAATGAGAAAATAAATACAGAAAATTGATTAAACACGATTGTTGTATGTTACGTAATATACAACAATGTTTTTAACCCCATCGAACCGTGAAAATATCTTGAAACGATTTCCTTCTTCCATCAAACTTGCATATGAAACTCAAGCTTCAAGTGTTCTTTCGTCAGACTATGACATTGGAATGGCTGTACCCTATGGCCAAAAGGCATATATTTGGTTTACTTTTTTCGAAAACCAACAAGTTTGTTGCGTTTGCGAACTGACTCGAAATCAAGTCATTGGGGAACGCGTTTATTTTGCATCGTGTCCTTTTCCGAAAGATTTCGCCTTGGGAACGATTGTGAGTGGTGTGTTTGTGGAAAAAACGTGCACAGAACCTGTTGTAACAACAGATCCTGCGCCTTCAAAGGTGTTTTTGATTGACGACATTTATGCATTCAAAGGATATCAAATCAATGCGAATTTCCAGCCAAGCTGTTTGGGCTTGAAAATAAAACACATGGCCGATTTCTGCAGTGAAATGGACCGAATGTGCGAAACGAATCCAACTTCTATTCATTTTTGTATACCCATGATGTGGAAATTCGACAGCACAGTGCATCGCCAAGACCAACTTCAAGTCCAGATTGAAAACATACCTTATGACATTAAATATTTGCAATATCTCAGTAGTCGGAAAGTATTGCCATTGATGAATGTTATTATTCACAAGAAGCCTGTTTGGAATCCTCATATCATTTCTGACCAGGAAAATATGCATACACACAGTATCTGGACGAGTGAACATTCTTCTCCACCCATGCCGACATGGCGTCTATGTTTTCATCGACAGATTTACTTTCAACCTTGTTATTTCTGGGTTGAAGCGGACCTCGCGTTTGATGTATATCATCTTTATGCAAAGACTTCCAAACCGTTTCATAACAAGATTCTCTATCAATATGCCTTTGTTCCCGATATGGCCACTAGTAAAATGTTGAATGGGATTTTCAGACACATCAAGGAAGATTTCAATTTAGACGCGATCGAGGAAAGCGATTCGGAAGAAGATTTTGAAAATGTCCGGGAGTCCCGGTTTGTTAATTTACATAAAACGGTACTTATGGAATGCGTTTTCGATAAAAAATTTAAAAAATGGATTCCTACAAAAGTCGCCGACAAAAAAGTGAATGAACAGAAAGTAGTTCCTTATCTAGACCAGTTGATTGTCAGATAACGCTATCGTCGTCGGGATTTCAATTAAACATTTTGCTTGCTTTTTCTTTTCCTTGACACTTTTCCAAAGAGTCACATCAGACATGTCCTTATATGCATCATTTTTTATCATTTTAATATCATAATCAGAATTGCGGTAAAATGCCCTTCTTTTCTTCCACTGATTCTGGAAAACATCATGACTATCCACAATATCCACAATGATTTTACTGTCGCTTTTTGTTCTCAAAATACGACCGACGCTTTGCACTATATCTGTCTTTGGCGTGACCATGACCAATGTATTTAATGTTTTAATGTCTAGTGCCTCGGCGGCCATTGCATAGGTTGCCAAGACAATCTGTTTTGTTTCTGTTTCTTGTAATGCTTCCTTCTTCATGCCTCCCACATACAGTCCACAGTTGGCAAAACCAATCCTGTCTATTTCCTCCTGTAAATAACAGAGTACGTCTCTCTTGTGACAAAGAACCATTATCTGCTTTTCACTGTCCTCGTCTATCAAGTCGGAAATCACTTTAACCAAGAATCTGCGTCTCGGAGGAAACGCGCAAATTTTATTAATCATGGTGGAAAATTTGATTTCCCCTCGAAAATCATACTCGATTTCGTTATATTCTGCATCATGTAGATAATCGAATTGAATTGATCTGACTTGAACTCCGTCTGTAGAATCACGTTCTTCACTATATATTTTTTTACCTATGTACATGTAGATGATTTCTGTCAAGCCATCTTTTCTATCTACCGTCGCTGATATTCCCAGCATATATGGTGTACAGACTTTTCCGAGTGTTTTTGAAAACTCTTCACTTCCAATACGATGAACTTCGTCTATGATTGTCAAGCCGAATGAACCGAATGTGTCTGGTTCGTACACTCGGTCATACATGGTCTGGATCATCCCAATGACGATATCGTTTCCTTCTATTTCGAATTTTTTCCCTTGAATTACCCCTACTTTTGCAGTCGGCATGAATTCTTGAATACGCTCTATCCATTGGTTCATTAAAAACTCCTTGTGGACAATAATAAGCGTTTTTTTGGATAATCGGCTACAAATCGCTAGTGCCATGACCGTTTTTCCTCGTCCACAAGGCACTTCTAAAATACCACCATTACCTATTTCTTCTTCGTTTTTCACATAATCTAAATATGTGTTTACAATGTTTTCCTGATAGTCTCTGATTGGTTTTATAAAGGGGACTTTAATGTTTTCTCCGTCGGATAAATGCCAATTTACTGGATTTCCATATCGCGCGACTCCGAAAAATCTCGGTATGTAGGCTTTCTTTTCGTTTTCACGCATGAGACAAATCTTGCTTGCCTTTTGGTTCGGCCCTCGTTTCATCATTGGCGAGATAGTCAGACTTTTACGCAAATCGTCCAAGTCTTCTGTTGATAATATATTTTTTGGGATTGTATATCCTCTCCACGTCATATAGGAATTTTCCTGTATTTTGTCCGTGTATTCGTCTTCTTCGTGTGCCATGGTGGTATATGAATCCCTTCTATTTCATTTTCCCGTTTCAATTTTTTCTACTTTTGTTTTTCCACTTGGGTTCCATTCAGTACAACCAATTCCACATCATTCTTTACACGTTTCATTGTCTCCTTGTCTTCATTGTCGTAATTCTCCTGGAATCGACGATAATGTCTTCGTCGTTCTTCTGTAAACTGAGTTGGATCCCGCTTGAACTTCTCGTCTATGATACAAAACCCATTATCGACCAATGTCGAAATGGCGTGTTCTCGGTCAATCATTTTCCATTTATTGTCGGAACACATGATTGTAGCATGAGGTAATTTTTTATTCGTTATCTTGATGTTATGATTCTCTGGGTGTTCCGGATCAAAGTGGATTTTCTCAATGATCGTAGGAATAGACCCATATATTTGGTTGACACAGTGAATCACATACTGATCTGTAATATAGTCTAAATTTTCGTTACCAAATGCATTGATATTTATAGTTATGTTATTGTTTTGGTTTTCAATGTTATTGGTCGTGTTATTGCCTACTTTTTCTATCAGTTTCTCGATTTGACTCCGCATTTCCGCCTTTTCCTTTTCATACTGGAGATGAATTTTTTCAATTTCGTTTTCGTAATCGGTCCGTTGATGCTGAAACGTTTTCGTGTCTCCATATGTGCACTTCTGTTTGTGGACTTGGAAACTTTGGCGATGAAGATATTTTTTCCCGCAATCGCAAATTATGGTCGGATCCGACGATTCTCTCCTTTTATGCTTTTGAGAAGTAAAATGTTTCTGTAGATAATATTTCTTGGTAAAGCCGCAATTGCATACATTACAATAAAACGCCTTTTCCATTCTTAGGTGTTATTATATTTTCATTTTATATTATTTCCAGAAAATGCAACATTAGGAGACGTTTTTGCAACATTAGAAGACTTTCTGCAACATTAGGAGATTCAGTACTGTTATTGGTTTGTTGTGAATTTTGAATATGATATTTACAGTCTTGCAACATTTGGAGACTTTTGCCGCACTGGTCAGTGTTAGATTTTGTAAAGTTATCTGATATAGACATATTGGTTTTACAGTCGAAATCCTACAAAAAAAGGTGCAACATTAGGAGACTTTTCAAAAGTCGGGGTCCGAGACTGTAGTCTCGGGATTTTTATCAGTTCTGGTAATTTTGATTACCGATAAGGTAATAAAAAGTGAAATTTAAAAGTGCAACATCTGCATACAAGGCCGAGCCAGTTTTTTGAAGGTTTTTGAATTGGTTTTGCATTAAAATATGTTTGAGATTACGTTTTAAAAAATCGTGCAACATTAGGAGACATTTTCAAAAACAGAGGGGGGGGGAATTTTAAGGTTATATTAATAGAAAATATTTCACAAAAAAAAAATAATTGTTCGATTTTACTAGTAAAATCCGGAATTCTTTCCAAAACGGATTCCGTATTTGTCTCCATCATGTTCACATATTTTACAACCAAAATGTTTAAAATTCTGCATCATGGTGTGTACGTTAAATTAGTATCCATTTTTGTTTTCTTTTCCTGCGCGTTTTTCCTCCGGAAACCGTGCGTTTGCTTTTTTGTAGTTTGTTTTGTTGGATGGTTATGTACTCTTTTATTTTAACCAGTTTCTCGTCGTTTGTGTCGCTGGGTTCAATTTCGGCGATGAGATGGAGAAACGTTTCTTCCTCTTCCAAATCTTCTCCAGCAGGTTCTTCTAACGCCATTTTAACGTAATGGTAGATGGCATAAGCCTTTCCTATTTTCTCTTGAATAATTTGGTCTTTTTTCGATGTAAGTGCGCCGCAGGCAAAGATACCAGTATCGTCGATAACTTGGTCGGAGAAATCGCCGCGTTTTTTGTCTCCCGTTACTAGATCGATTATGTCCTTTTTCTCATATTTCTGTAAATCTACAGACATGGTCAAATTCTCAGGGTTGTGGAAGCATTTTTTGTGATACAATGATTCGTCTTTGTCAAATCCCAATTTCGTGTACGAGAAAAATCCGGCCAAGTTGGTATAACTCCCAGCCAATTCAAGCAACCCTTTTTGATTTTTGGGCAGGAAGTAAGAAGACTTTATACAGTATAAATAAGCTCCTAGAATGACAGACCCCTTGATAGTATTTTCTTTCACGCAAATTAAATTTACACAAACTTGATCTTTAAATAATTTACATTCGCCCTTTTCAACCACAATGAACCCTACAATCGACTTGTTTTTATTCTTTTGTACAGTGGTTGTTGATTTAAGTTCCTGTTTGTCATATCCTGCCGAGACTGCAACCAATAAATCGAATTTATTGGTTGACTTTGAAGACGACTTGAGATTATTGGCCGTTTTTCTTAAAGCGATTTGGCCATATTCCGTGCCTATTTTTCTACAAACTTCATCACATATGTCGTCTAAAAACTCCATAGCTATTTCAAAATTTTCCGATTCGATATCGTCCTTGTATTCGCTTGTATGACGAGTAGTTCGCGTCTCTTTTGGTTTGTACCACGAGACGAATTCCGATTGTGTTAGCAATTCTCCACCTTTCAACATTTTACGAATAGAGTCACTATTTCGATATTCGTCTAGAAAGGTTTTCTTGAACAAAAGAGTCATGGGTATGTATATCCTTGAAAGATATATAAAATTGGGTGCAACATTAGGAGACGATTCCGCAACATTAGGAGACGATTCCGCAACATTAGGAGACGTTTTCGCAACATTAGGAGACATTTTGCAACATTAGGAGACATTTGTCATTTCCACACGTATCGTAGTTTCATGAAATTTGAACATGGTATTTTTTCAGTGTTGCAACATTCGGAGACTTTTGCCGCACTGGTCAGTGTTAGATTTTGTGAAGTTATCCGATACAGCCATATTATTTTTACAGTCGAAAACCTACAAAAAAAGATGCAACATTAGGAGACTTTTGAAAAGTCGGGGTCTGAGACTGCAGTCTCAGGAATTTTATCAGTTCTGGTAATTTTGATTACCAATACGGTAATAAAAAGTGAAATTTAAAAGTGCAACATCTGCATACAAGGCCGAGCCAGTTTTTTCAGATGTTTGGTAAATAATTCTGCTGTAAAATAAGACTAAGATTACTCTAAAAAAATTCGTGCAACATTAGGAGACATTTTCAAAAACAGAGGGGGGGGGAAATTTTAAGGTTATATTAATAGAAAATATTTCACAAAAAAAAATAATTGTTCGATTTTACTAGTAAAATCCGGAATTCTTTCCAAAACGGATTCCGAATTTGTCCCCATCATGTTCACATATCTGTAAAAAAAGTAGTCGAAAAAATTGATTATGGAGAGAAGGAGAAAACTGAAGCAATAGAAACGGTATAAAACAATAGAAGGAGAAGAGAATAATGATTGTTGTTATTAAACATTTCTACGAGACGAATGCGCAGGATTTTGCGTATTTTGAAACCTTATGGAAAGAACAAGAACACCGAATGATATTTTTACCAATACAGCTGAATGAAACCAGACAAGCTTTACAGATTTCGAGAGAAATACTTGCGGATCCATCCAAGGATATTCTTGCGATCCGATTCTCATCATTTATCGAACGAAATAGTATTTACAGACAAATAAAAAATGGGATTGGATTTTGTTATGGTAGTAACGGGAATATGTGGTTTCCTTCAGAAGTGTGGGTTTATGAAAACTAGACACACAATCTGTAATATTCTGTCTCTAATGCGGTCGGACTTTTTCTGTAGAATTTACAGACCATTCCTGGCCGGAGACAAATCGCCAAAGCTTGAGGATCGAATCTTGATATTTCTGGGAGTTCTTTGAGTCGTTTGATGTGGTATTTTTTTTTCATTTGTTCAATGTCGTCATTTGACAAAATTTCGATTTTCGGGACTAGGTAGTGGTTCAGTATATTGAATTGCAGTCTCTTGATGTTGGCGACAACGACGAAAATCCCATCACTTTGGTATAATTGCTCAAGGTAGGTAATCATGGTATCGTTGGGTTCTCCGTCATAAATCATGATCAAGCAATCCTCCTTGTCCAAAGTTTGGGAAAGGACAAATAGATCTTCCAACACCTGTCCTAGTTTTGTCACTGGATTATTTTTATTGTCGGTATCCTTGACAAAGTAATGGATATATGTCTTGTGTAACGTAGAAGTAGACTTGGAAGTAGAAGCCAAAGAGTCGGTACTTTTCGCGGTTTTTGTGAGCAACATGTCTAGTTGACTGTTTGATAACATGGTATCTATTTCATTTGTACTAAACCCATCATAATCGCTAATGTCATAGTTGTAGACTTGGTTCAATATTTCCAGAATATTTTTCCTGGAATTGTACACTTGCATGATTTGGTTTTGAGAGGCGTTCATTGTTGCGGATAAATATATAATATATATATTTATAACTTTGTTTTGAATTGAAATCAATTTTTTATTATTTTTACTGCTCTTTTTTAACGACCACATCGTTTGTCAGTTTATTCAAATCCACCGTGTTTTCCGGAAAAGACGGGCTCGGTTGTTGGGATTGGGATTGGGACAAGGATTGTTGGGGTTTAACTGTTATATTTTCTGGAAAGTAGTGTTCTTCGTCTTGACTTTGTCCCTTTGTATCTTGTGAATAGTCGCTTCCTTCATTGATGATTTTAATTACCGGAGCAAATACAATACCGCCCTTTGGATCTGTCGTGTTTGCTGGAGCGCGTATCATCGGTTTCTGATTATCCATAACCGGTAAAAGATCTTGTTGAATTTGTTTGTTTTCCATGTATATCAAGGAATCGTCTACTGGAAAAATACTATTCTTGTTTAAAATCTTGACGTTTTCTCCTGGCAAAAGTCCCTCGAAATCATCCGTTCGAATAGTAACTTCGTCCTCTGTTTCTTTTTCAACAATCCAACACCGCGACGGCTTTTTATCTGCCCGGTGGTGTACCATTCCACCAACTATAACACCGCCTGTTGGATTGTATGGAGATCCAGTTCCTGGAGTCGGTGGTGATGCAGTTCTTGGGTCGTAAGGTGGAGTAGGCGGTGCTGCAGTTTTTGGGTCGTAAGGTGGAGTCGGTGGTGCTGCAGTTCTTGGGTCATAAGGTGGAGATGGAGTTTGTGGGTTGTAACCGAAAGGTGGAGATGCAGTTTTAAGTGAGATTTCGTCATCTGAACCTAGTCCTTTACGGAGCCACTCTTGATAATGTGCATCGTCGCCTTTTTTTTCTACTGGAATGCTGTCGTCGTCGTCCCAACTATCATTACTTCTATATAAACGAGGTTTAATTTCAGTGCTATCCCTATCGCGATTCACTTCTTTCATCGGAATCATTTTTGGTTCATCCTTCAGATTTTGTTTTATCTGTGCTACGACTAATTGAGGTGTGGCGTTTTCAGTATTGAGAAGCAAATCTATGTTATGAGAGAAATTCATATTATCCATCTGAGATATATTGTCTTCGGTAATGATACTGACTCTAATGTTAATAGCTTGCAGTTCTTGCATCAAAAGTTTCAATGAGTATGGAACTCTGACAATACTGAAATTCCGACCAAATTTAGAAACCTTTTCAATTTCGACTTGGTCAGTAAGACTTTTATTGTACCGCAACGGACCATCTGCGGAAGGACTAAACATGAGATTTTTTGACGGATTGTATATTGCAATCGTTCCGGTTTTGTTGCAAACTGCCATACAATAATCGTCAGAACGGACCGTCATGGACTCTTGCAAAAATGCGCTCATTCCGTGTGAAATGACCGCATCACGTTCCATTTCACCTATTCGAAGTCCACCGTCATTCGCTCTACCGGATACTGGCTGTTTTGTTAAATTCGTATTTGGTCCTCTAGCGCGAAAGTTAATTTTATCCTTGACCATATGTTTTAGTCTCATGTAATATGTCGGGCCGATGAATATTTCCGTTTCAAGTTGCTGACCAGTCATTCCAGAGTACATGAGTTCATTACCGCTAGAATGGAATCCGTATTTGGATAAGAGTTCACCAAACATGGCAAATTTCGAACTATTTTTGTTACGAAATGCAGTACAGTCTCCGAAAGAACCATTAATTGCGCATGCCTTTCCAACGACACTCTCAATCAGTTGTCCAATAGTCATTCGACTTGGAAGAGCGTGGGGGTTGATGATAATATCCGGTCGGATCCCTTGTGATGTAAATGGCATGTCTTGTTCTCTCACCACCATTCCGATAGTTCCTTTTTGTCCAGCTCTCGACGAAAACTTGTCTCCGAATGAAGGGATTCTTTCCTCTCTGATGCGTACTTTGGCTATGCGTTTTCCGTTTTTGTCTTCTGTCATGAATGACTTGTCTACGATTCCAACCTGGCCTTTTTTGGTTTTCTTGGAAATATCTTTCCGGAATTCCTTCCCTGGAACAAATGCACTCATTCCGATTAAAATGGTCTTGTCATCAATGGGTGTATTTTCCGGAATTAATCCATGTTCGTTTAATTTATTGTAATCGAAACCATAACTCGTGTTCAGGACGGTTTCATCTGTACTAACGTTTGTGAAAATCTTTTCCGTAATTAACGCATCCGATTTCACTTCTTTTTCTTCATGCGCCTCATATGTTGTAAAGTAAGTCGTGCGGAAAAGTCCACGTTGTAGTGCGCCTTCATTGATTAATATCGCGTCTTCTACATTATATCCGGTATAACACATGATTGCGACAATTGCATTTTCTCCATAAGGCATTTCTTCTTGGTTCAAATATTGCAAATATTGAGATTTGACCAGTGGAATTTGTCCATTGTTCAAGACCACTGCCGTTTTATCCATTCGTAACTGGTAATTTGTATGGTACAGTGAAACCGCCTGTTTGCTTTGTCCGCATGAGAAACAGTTTCTTGCGAGCGGATTGTGTTCTGGATAGATAATGAGATTAGACATGACACTGAAAATCGTAGATTCATGGAGTTCCATGTGTGTGTATTTCTGGAAAGGGTTTGTTTTCAGAGTTTCATGATTTAAACAAATGAGAGAAGTTTCCGTCTCATTCGAGTCAATATATTCCAGCAATGCCTTGTTTGTTTCGAGTTGTATCTTTGAATCATTGTACAGTTCTTCCCAAGTGTAACACTTTCCATTTAATGGGTTGAAATCTTTTATTTTTTTGTCATGCAAACCGCTGACCAATTTAGACCAAGTAGATTCACTTTCATCGGTCAAGAGTTTGGTAGTAGACTGTGAATCTAATAGTTTCTGAATTTGATTCCATTCTTTCTTACTTTCAAACGAAAACTGTTCAGTCTCTTGGTCGAAATAGAATACGGGTCGTGCCAAACGTCCAGCGTCTGTGAATATTTCAATGATATTTTTCTGAACGTGAAACGCGATACTAGTCGTCACAGGAATTAGTGCATGTCTCCTATGTGATTTTAAATCACCTAGGAGAAGTTTCTGGTCAGTGGTTACTCCAACCCACAATCCATTCAAGAAAACTTTGGTTTTCCTTGAGAGATTAAAGGGTACACAAGAAGAAAGAGGTCTAACACTCGGATGTTTAATCAACCAGTTTTGGAGATCGGATCTGGAAGTATGGGGGGTGACTACAGCCATGATGGCCATGTATTTGTGTAACCCGATATTACCACCATCTGGAGTATCAAGAGGATCAATATAACCCCATTGCGAACCGTGTAGCAAATGTGGTGCTACCATTTTAATGTTATCAATGGCCAGATTTGTTTTCCGTAAATGGCTAATCATCCCATTAAACGAGAGACGATTCAAATCTTGTGTAATCCCCACCCGGCGTGTATGAGCTTCTGACCCCCAATTACCTTTGAATCCCTTCATGACTCCAATCTCAACCAGTCTTTCTTTAAGGAAAGGTCGTACTTCATTATGAAATAAATTGCCGGGGTGCTTGAAAATGCCCTTGTTGTAAAAATATCTCGTTTCCAAATCACGTCGTAAATTCGAATGTAGTTTTTTGTAATATTCCTTGAAAAGTTCTTTCAACATGGTACCTTCCGTCTCGATTCTTTTAAATTTGTAATGGTCACGATCGGTAGGCGGTTCCATTTCGAGTGCTACCAAAATTAACCGATTCACCATGTACCCGATATGATATGCTTTTGTGATGAAGTCGACTTCTCCAACATGCGGCAAAACATAATCTGCGAGAATTTGAAGGACTTTGGCAATGTTTTCGTCGTTGTACGTATTGGAATGTTTTGGATTTCTTTGTTTCACCAACAAGGAGATAAACTTTAATGCATCACGTTGAGTGTTGATTCCCGCAGCATTATGAATACAAGCGTTGAAAAATTCTGCAAACTGAGGTGAAACCTGCTCGGCGTTTTGTAAAGTACAGAAAGAAATAATGTCTCGATCACTGAGGACGCCAAGAGCACGGAATAAAATAAATAAAGGAACCGGTTTTCGAACGTTTGGAATGAAAACGACCACATTGTTGTTGTAGTATTCTTTCGTGGGTGCAACCAATTTCATGGAAAAGCTTCGACTCTGCTTGGCAGTGTTTTCTGAAACGGAACGAATGTCCAAGCTGTATGAATAATTATCATCGGTACTTTTTCCAATTCGGATCATGTTGTCGCCAAACTTTTCTTGGCAGACGATGGTTTTTTCTTTACCGTCAATGATAAAATAACCACCTCGGTCATGTTTGCACTCTCCGAGACGGAAACACATATCTGATGACATTCCGTTCAAGATACAAAAATGTGATTTAACCATGATGGGAAATCTTCCGAGGTAAATATCCTTTATTGTCAAGTGTTCCAAAACTACGTTTTCAGCAATCATGTTGTTTTTCATGTTTTCCTTGATTTTCGCCGATTCTGCTGGGGTCTTTTTTGCTTTTGGCATATCCTCGTCGCTATTTTCGTCTAAATTTAATTTATTATCTACATTCACTGGGAGCTGTTCTTCCCCCGGTTCGAGAGTTCTCTCAATATCAATTTCAATATCGAAATGAACAGTCATTCCATAAGTCATATTTTTCAGTCTACATTCGTTCGGGAACAAGTATTTGGCGCTTTGTTTCTCGTACAAGGTTGGTTTGCCATAGAAAATGCGAGACACATCTTTACCGCCAAAGTATAAGTAGCATTTAGAGCGATTTGTGCTGGTTGCTTCGTCGAAATCCAATTCGATTTTAAGAGGGTTCATCTCTTTAAACAGTTGAGGCAGCCCATTTTTAAAGAAATCGTCGTAGGAATCAATGTGATGTCTAACTAAAGCTTGCGGGTTATCCTTGAAATAAGTGTCGAGGATTTTCCAGATTGTAGATTCATCAAGTTCTGACATTTATTAAGAATATAAACTTTCACTATATTATGTTTTTAGTAGGTTTATTGTAGAATTGAACCCTTGAACAAAAATCTAGGATTATAACATATATCCAATGAATTTAGAAACAACGCTCGATAAAATTTACGGTCCTCTTCCGAAATCGTATTGCTTGTACTTTAAAATTTTAGCAATTTTCACGTTTGTTATGCTGGCGCTTAGTTTGATGGGTCTCGTGTATGGATTCATGACTGGCAAATCATTTATATCAGTAGGAAATTCCCAGGTTTCGTTTGGACTTGCATTAGCTCTTATTGTAGGGTACTTTGTTGAATACATCACTGCTCGACTACTTCATACGATGTGTATTAAAGCATTATAGGTCTTAATTTAGTCATCTTTATGAATATTAAGGAAAAATGAGTAAACCAGTAAATCCAGCTTTGGATAAATATATTTAGTGTATATATACAAAATATGGAATCGGTCGAAGATTTTCTGTTTGGTCCCTTGGATTCTCGATATTGCTTGATTTTTTATGTATTCATGGTGATTTTATTTCTTAGTCTCGTGGTTGTCGTTACGAAATCAGTCTACGATGGGTTTTTCGGAACTAAAAAAATGGGCGCAAAGGAGATTTTCATGACAATAGGGGCTATTTTGTACGCCGCGATTCTTTATTTGCACCAACGGTTATTGTACTCCATGTGCGTGAAGAGTAACTTGAAAAGATAAATTCGTCACAACTAAACGAAAGATTTAGTGTTATAATACAACTTATGGATATTTTGTATTATAGCAATTATTGCAAACATTCACAAGAGGTTTTGCAGTTTTTTGTCAGGAATAATTTAGCAGAAAAATTCAATTTTATTAATGTAGACAAGAGACGTGTAGACCGTAAAACTGGTCAAGTCTATGTTCAATTGGAAAATGGAAAAGAAATCATGCTTCCGCCCAATGTTCACAGTGTTCCGGCATTACTCATCCCAAACGAAAATTATCGAGTTGTCTACGGTAGATCCATCATGGCAAAATATGAACAAGTGGTTCAAGATATAAAGGAACTGTCGACTAGAGGAAACGGCGAACCGATCGGATATAGTTTGGGGACGAGTTCTCAGCAAATCTCTTCAGAAAAATGTTCTTCTTTCCTAGCGAGCAGTGACGACCTAAGTGCAAAGGGTAGTGGTGGTATGCGGTCACTTTATAATTATGTTTCTGCAAACGACGACGCGTCACAGTATACGATTGTCACCCCTCCAGATACATATAGGCCTAATAAATTGTCAACGGATGTGACGATTGATAAAATAGAATCGAAACGAAATCAGGAAGTGCCTAATATGGCTCCGCCTATCTTCAATGGGTTAAAGTAGAAAGTGAAATAGAGTTTATAATAAATCTAACTTAAAGAATTTTATTTTAAACTAAGAAACATGATTATTTCAATGATGGATAAATCTTCTGGAGGATTTTTTTCTCAATTATTTTTCACGATGAACCATTATTTAACCGCAAAAGCTACCGGGTCGCAATTTATATTGAATACTTCAACGTGGTTATTTAAATATGAGAAAGGTTGGACTGACTATTTCGAAACATTCGAATTAAAAAATATAAACAATGATTCGAGGGTTTTTGAAGCGGGTCATTCGATTGAATTTATCAAATTCCCGCTAGAAGCATATCGTAATGCTGTGAAAGAAGTATATAGATACAACGAAAGAACAATCGCACTAATTTTACGAAAAAAAAAGGAATTAAAGTTAACTGAAAAAGAATACGATTCGATTTTTATTCGCCGTGGAGATAAACTAAGCTGGGAAAGTAAATATATTCCTACGGAATACTATTTGAAACTCCTTTTAGAGAGAAACCCAAACTGCCGTTCTATTTTTATTCAGACTGATGATTATAATTGTGTTTTGGATTTAAAAAAGTTGATTTATGAACGAGGGCTTGATATTGAGGTTTTGACTTTTTGCACAGAAGGACAAAGAGGAGTTGTTGTTTTTCAGCATAATGGATTGGAAAATGCAGCATCTGACAAGACAAATATGAACAATGAGTACATTTCTCGTATTATAGAAACATTAAGGGCAACAAAGCCAGTAAATCAAATGAATCCAGAAGAAATTTTTGAACATACATTAACCATGATTGTTGGTATAGAATTTGTGTTGCAATCAAATGTTTGTATTTGTGATTTTCAGTCTAATGTCTCGCGGTTCATTAAATTGGCACATCCTTATCCAGATAATGTGATTGATGTTATGGATCCAACGAGAAAATTGGATATGACGGTAGAAATATGCCCATCCTATGGATTTTCTGAAGAAGAGAGAAAATGAGGAGGCTTTAGATGGTATATGGATACCCGCTCAAAAAAATATCAGGATTGCCTTTAACATTAACGCTATCCAGATCACTATCAGGTATTGATTTTTTGTTTCTGCTAAGCTCATGGCATAAATTTTTTCTGATGTAAGTGCATTCAAATACGTTGGGTATAATTATACCATTAAACATTTTAGAACCGCAGCAATTATTTCCATGAAGATGAATCAAATAATGACTATCAGCCAGTCTTTTCAAACACGTTATTTTTCTATCAATACAAATATCTTCATCTAGCCAATTTATACCATTGCTTGAATATGTGCTGAACGGAAAATGAAATTCAATTACGATTTGACTGAATTTTTGTAACTCAGCGTCTGTCAATATTTCTAACCATTTGAATTCATATGATTCAATGTCCATTTTTAGAAAAATATTGTTATAATCAATCAAGACATTTTTCAAGTTAGTTACTTTCTCATTTTCATCAGTTCCAATATTTTTTTTTATGAATTTTATTTTTGAATTATTGTCATGTGGTAATTTATCGATAGTGCCGTCAAATGCTAAACAGTTAATGTTATATGTACTAGTAAATATATCTTCGAACGTTATATCAGTGGCTATTCCGCATGATATGAGAATATCATATTGTAAATTTTCTCCGATGACATAGCCTCCATCGTTACTAGATCCGATTCTTTTTTTTGGGTGTTCTGTGTTATAAAGAAGCAAAAAATCTATATTATTCATTTATATAATGCAAAAAATAGATATAAGTACTTTTTAGATTTTAATAACAAACCATGAAAATCGTAACTATTTTAGGGTCTTGCAGACAAAAATCGATTGAAAGTATTTATAACTGCACTAGCATACAAGAAGACCTGACGTACCCGCATTACTCAAAAGAAATACTGCAAACAATTAAATATTTAAAATATAAAGATTTAAAAGATTGTGAAGTTCGATACACTTTCAGAACTCCTATTTTAACAGGATCTCATGTAAATTATGAATTCCTAAAATCGCAATACGATAAGTCGGATATATTTGTTCTAGAAATTGCTTCCATGTTATTTTATGAATACGATAGCCATTATCTCCATCACATTTCTATTGAAGAAAAGTATAATTTAGATATCACACAAGATATAAAGGTCGGAAAATTATCAAAAAGTGAAATTGAAAATGATATTTTGGAAATTAAAAAAGAATTAAACAAACCATTCCTCATTGTCAGCCATTTAGTGACTCGCGAGTCGGGGGATAGATATGAATTAAAATGTTGGTTAGAACAAATATGCACATCACATAATATATTATTTATTGATCCCATCAAAGAATTACAAAAGAGAAATTATAATATTAATGAATTGTTGTTGAATGAAAAAGTGTTAAATCACTACAGTGATAATGGACACATTGCTATTCAAAATATTTACAAAGAATACATCGAAAAGCTATAAGCACGTATATTTAATGTTAAATATTTCAGATACTATTTTACTAAATCCAGAACAACCATTTGAGATGATCTCGATAGCGTTTGACATGATGAAAAAATCGACCATAGTTTCAAACACAGCATCCCGGTCGTTGTTTTTTAGGTCTCCCAAATGTATTTTACTATTATCCCAATAGCATAACTCTGGATTGCGACATTTTAAATTGGCTGCCATTTTTGAAGAATCTGACATTAGAACAAATTTCTGATCAGAGCCAAATTTTATCAGATATCTTACGAGAAGTTCCAATTCGCCGAATTCTTCTGAGTAACTTTCATCATGTAGAAATTTATCGCCAAATCTCAAATGTATCAACGTAAATGGTTCGTTTAGAGATAACCCATAATTATTTGTTATGACAGATTTAACCTTATTTCTAACTTCGATTTTTGGCGTGAAAATTTTTTGCAAAAATAATCTACAGTCTAATGAAATCGGACCAAAATTTACTAATCTTTGATTTTCAATAGTATAAAAGCTATTGGTCATTATCGAAAAATTCTCGCCGGTTATAAAGAGCAAGGCCAGCTGGTTGTATATAGTTTCATACGAGGATGGAGGCAACGCTTCAATTACATGTGCGTCGGTTGTAGTAAGATAATCATTATTTTCCAAAAAATCGAAAATAGGATGATCTTTGTCGATTAGTAACTTATAATTATATATTTTTGCGAAATTAAATAATGCTATTGTTCCCCTCACAAAATCTCCAAGCCCAGGAGGTTGCGGGTTAGTCTTACAAACCTTTAAATATTTGTGAACACAAATTCTTTCGGTTCCATTTTTGATTTGTACTGTTTGTGGCAACTGTTGCATATAATATAAACCCAATTTTTCTTTTAAACTCGTTTGAACCTAAGTGTTCTTGTCAAATCAATATAAACAAATAACATTGTTTCCACTAACCGAATATGGAACAATACACTATCATTAAAAACACTGTAAATAAAAGGCTATTGTTTAAAATGTCCCAGATTGGGTATGCTTTACATTGTGATTTACTATTTACTGTCCGAATTCCAGAAATCGAACAAGATGTTGAAATGGTCAATCATCTAAAAAATGGAGACAAAATATTTATATCTGTTATACCAGGTGAATTAACAATTGACCTTAACCGACTTAAACAAATTTTAATACAAAAAAAAACAAAGGTAATATTTTATTTGATGTATGAGCCAATTATTCCAGAGAATGTTCTCCAGTTTTTATTTCCAGTTGCGGCAGGTTTTTTCATCAATAATAATGTTTATGAACACCCCTTAATTCATTGTATGCCGATTGGGATACGAGATTGTGAAAAAGTAGTTCCAAATCACCGAGGATTTTCCCATGATTTTTTATTTAACGAAGGCTTAAAAACCGTAGAAAAGGAAATTTTATGTCTTCTTTGTTTTTCCTATACCCACGATGAAAGATCCAGATGCCATAAAGAGTTGAAAAATAAATGGTACGTGGAAAATTTAAACGATAATACTTACGAAAAACAACCGTCGATTCATTGTGGTAAAGTACCCGTATGGATTAACTATGAATTCACGCACAAGTCACATTATACATTATCACCAAGAGGTTGCGGTGAAGATTGTCATAGATTTTACGAAGCTTTGTATCTCGATAGCATTCCTATAGTAAAAAAAACAAATACGTCTTTTGATAAAATGTACAACATTTTTCCGTGTTTGATTGTCAACGATTGGTCTGATGTAACTGAGGATTTATTAATTAATAACCAAAATATACTATACAACAAAATTGTAGAGTTTAAAACTAAATACCCAAACGCTTTCACCGATTTGCAAAGTATAGATGAATTACTACAACAAACTTGAAAATAAACACATTTCTTATAACATATATAAAAATTATAGTTGTTATTTCTCAAAAGATGGATGATACGAAATCTATAATTCTCAAAACGTTTAATAAGCAACTCTTTGCATTTATAGATGATATTATAGAAGTCTTGGGTGACAAAGAAATCAAAAATTCACGGAAATATTTGGAGACGGTTAAATTTGCTAAGCCTTCTTTGATCATTCAACTTTGGTTTGCTTATATCGAGAAACCGTATCACGAAGAAATCGAAAAAGGAGACCCGACATTTTTTTTGGAAAAGGATTATAGCAATGATTTGACGTATATGGAAAATGGAAAAGAAATCATGGAAACGATAAACACATCTCTTCGAGAGCCACTGAGCAAAATGGATGATACGAACAAGGAACATTGTTGTAGTTATATCAAAGTTTTAAGTCGTTTGTCCAAGGCTTATGCTGAATACGCGTAAAATGTTTTTAAAAATATGAATATAAATTCAATATGATGGTAGATATAAACATGTTATATCTGGCATATAGCACTTCGAATGATGGTTTGGGGGGTCAATATCAGCGAATCCTTGGTCTTATGGCATTGGCGAGGAAATACCAATGTACGTATGTTTGCAATCCCATTTTACAAATGGAACATATTCCAAACCCGCAAACTGAATATTTGAAACGAATCGAAGATTTTTTCCAAATACAAAACAATTTTTCAAGTATCAATGAACATCATTACGATCAAGTTATTAATTTCGAGAGAATATCCGAATTGACGATTTTGTCTTATTTAGAAAAGGCACAAAATTCAAACATTTTACTGAAAATCTGTATTCCAAATGCCATTTTAGACAATGACCCCAATATTTATAATCTCATAATTCCACAACTTCGAGATATCAAAGGAACAATTCCATTACCTTTATATTCGTCTGTGAAAAAAAATATAGCTTTGCATATAAGACGAGGCGATGTTAGTGAGATAACCCATCCAGGGCGTTTTACGCCTATATCTGTTTTCAAACAAATCGCGGACAAATTGGTTATCCAATATCCGGATTCGAACATCTGTATTTTCACAGAAATCACACAGGAAAATAAAGACGAATTCAATATTTTTCAAAAGGATCAAATAAAAGTAGTCGCAAATGAGGATGTTTTGACAACCTTGGAATATTTGATCCAAGCAGACATATTAATCATGTGTAGAAGTTCCTTTTCCTATATTGCTGGACTTTACAATAAAAATCAAGTAATTTATATGGATTTTTGGCATAGTCCAATGCCGCATTGGGGCAGAATCACCATCAATTAAGACCACTTGAATATTAATTTTATGAAAAATTGATATTGCGCAAACTAAAATCCGAGTTTATATATCTCTTATAAAATGCCAAGACAACCCAAAGTTAATAAAGTCACTACTAAAAATAAAGTGCACGAAGTGCCTTTAATAAATGAAATGATACAAAAAGCGTGTGAAGCCACTACCTCAATGCCGGCAAAATTTACGGAAACGCACGATGTATTACTCGACGATCTAGGTGATTATTTGGAAGAGCCATTTACAATTATACAATCCTACTTCGAGGGGAAACAATTAGAGCGACTTTCGCGTCATCAGATTGAATCCTACAACAACTTCGTCAATTATCAAATGCAAAAAACGATTGAAATGTTCAACCCGATTGTAATTAAATCTGAAAACGATTTCATTCCTCAAACTGGCGAATATGGTCTGGTGATTCACTTGACCATCACCAACCTGAAATTCTATCCACCACAAATATACGAAAACAATGGTGCGACAAAACTTATGATGCCGCAAGAAGCTAGACTTCGCAATTTTACATATTCTTCCAGCACAACTGTCGATTTGTTTATAAAGTATCATGTGCGCGACACGGATAATCATGTACGGATCATCGAGAAGGAAATTCCTCAAATCCGTCTATGTAATCTTCCTGTCATGTTGAAATCTTCCATTTGTAGTTTAACTCAATATAAAAATAGTGCAAACAATGTGACTGGAGAATGTGCCATGGATTGTGGCGGATATTTTGTGGTAAAGGGAAGTGAGAAGACTGTTATTTGTCAAGAAAGAGCGGCAGAAAATCGGATTTATGTATTTAATGGAAAAAATACTCCAAAGTGGAACTGGATTGCGGAATTCAAATCGGTTCCCGACACGAAATGCATTTCACCAAAACACATGGAAATGATGATTTCAGCGAAAACGAATATCTATGGTAATGGCATTTACGTAAGTCTTCCTCGCATGAAACAAAAACGATATGTCGAGTTGTTTGTTCTTTTCCGGGCATTAGGCGTCAAGTCGGATAAGGAAATTTGCGAATACATCATTTTAAATACGGAAAGCAAAAAGCATAGCCAGATTCTAAACTACTTACAAGCGTCAATGGAGGACGCAAAAACGTACATGACAGACAATGAAACAATTCAGACAAAGGCTTTCGATCACATGGTCACCATGGTAGCTTATAATCCATATCTCTTGCCTCAAGCCAATGAAAAAGCAACGTTGACCAAGAAGGAAGAAGTTCTAAGAGATATATTCCAAAACGACTTATTTCCTCATTGCAAAAGTAAAATGCAGAAACTTTATTTGCTCGGGTACATGGCGAGTCGATTGATTAGTACAGCACTAGGATGGTATTCGCCGGATGACCGCGATTCGTACTTGAACAAACGGATCGAACTTACGGGAACACTTCTCAACAATTTGTTTCGGAATCATTACATTCGTTTTGTAAAGGACGTGGAGAAACAAGTGGTGAAAGAAATCAACCTTGGTCCATGGAAATCGAGCGAAGATTACGACCAAATCATCAATATGACGAATGTCTATAAAATATTCAAACCGACTACTATTGAAAACGGTCTGAATAGAGCACTTTCCACTGGAGATTTTAGTGTGAAACAGTCTAGTAATAGTAACAAGGTTGGTGTCGCACAGGTTCTAAACCGACTTAATTATTTTAGTATTTTAAGTCATTTGCGAAGAGTAAACACGCCTCTTGAGAAAAACGGCGAATTGACTGCTCCACGTAAGCTTCATAATACAACATGGGGATACTTATGTCCCGTTGAAACTCCTGAAGGACAATCGATTGGAATCGTGAAGAACCTTTCGTTCATGACACATTTAACGATTCCGACACATTCGTACAGTTTATATGAACTCCTTGTCCCGGATATTATTGCAGTGGAGGATTTTAAATCTCCAACGGAAGCTTTTGAAAAAGTAAAGGTTTTTGTAAATGGTTCTTGGGTTGGTATTGCGAAAGAACCACAGGCATTGTATGAGTCGCTGAAGGAAAAGAAATACAGAAACATTATTAACTTGTACACATCTATAATCTTTGATTATGGGCGTATGGAGATTCGGATTTGTAATGATGCGGGCAGAATGACCAGACCGGTTCTACGTGTAAAGAATAACCGGGTTCTCATGACCAAGGATATCATTGCTCGACTGAATAGCAAAGAAATTACGTGGACTGATCTACTTACAAACAATATTCTAGATGAAGCAGTCATTGAGTACATTGATCCTGAGGAACAAAATCATGCAATGATTGCCATGAAACAGAAAGATAAATATCTACATCATCTCCGTGCAGATTTCGATGAAACGAAACCACTCACAATACGGTATAACTATTGCGAAATCCATCCGTGCACTCTTTTCGGAATATTGGCGTCATGTGTTCCTTTTCCGGATTATAATCAAGCACCTCGTAATACATATCAATGTGCAATGGCGAAACAGGCCATGGGAGTGAGTTCATTGAACTATGACAAGAGAATGGACAAGACTAGTTATATTTTGAATTATCCATCAAGACCATTGGTAGATACTCGCATGGCAGATTTCATACATCTCAACAAAATCCCATCCGGGTGTCAAATTCATGTCGCCATCATGTCTTATACAGGATATAACCAGGAAGACAGTGTATTGATTAACAAATCTGCAATCGACCGAGGTTTGCTTCTGGCGACTATTTATCATACTGAAAAAGACGAAGACAAGAACGTGATTCGTGACGAAATAATCAGATGCCGGCCAGACCCTTCGAAAACGCGATCCATCAAACATGGAAATTACAGTAAAATAAATTTGCAAGGGTTTATCCCCGAAAACACATTTGTCGAAAATCGGGATATTATCATTTCAAAAGTGGTTCCGATTAAAGAAAACCGAAATGACCCGACAAAAGTGATCAAATACGAGGACCAGAGCAAGAGTTTCCGCACATCAGAGGAAACATATATAGACAAGAATTTCACTGGGAGAAACGGTGAAGGATGTAATTTCGCAAAGACGCGCGTCCGGGTCATGAGAAAGCCTGTAATGGGAGATAAAGTATCAAGTAGACATGGTCAAAAGGGGACGATTGGAAATATTCTACCTGAATCAGATATGCCCTTTTCCAAAGATGGGTTGAGACCGGATCTGATTCTGAATCCTCACGCCATCCCTTCTCGAATGACGATTGCACACTTGAAAGAAACCCTATTGGGAAAAGTTCTTCTTGAACTCGGGCTGTTTGGTGACGCAACTTCATTCGGGAATCTCGATGTCCATACGATTTGTGAAGAATTACAAAAACTAGGGTACGAAAGTTATGGTAACGAGATTCTCTATGACGGGCATACTGGTCGTCAGATTGAGACGTGTATTTTCGTGGGACCCGTATATTACCAACGGTTGAAACACATGGTGAATGATAAAGAACATAGTCGTTCGATTGGACCCATGGTGAACCTGACAAGACAACCTGCGGAAGGAAGAAGCCGCGATGGAGGGTTTCGTATCGGGGAGATGGAGCGTGATGTTATGATTGCGCACGGCATGTCCAAGTTCTGTAGAGAAAGGCTATATAATGTTTCCGATAAGTATGCGGTTCATGTATGTAAAAAATGTGGTATGGTCGCTACATTTAACAATGGAGATAAGAGTATTCTTCGAGCCAAGGCCGGAATGACGGTACACAAATGTAATACTTGCGGGAACATGACCGATTTTGTATATGTGGAAGTTCCTTATGCGTTCAAACTGATGAGTCAAGAACTGCAATGTATAAATATTGTACCAAGAATCATTACCGAGTAGTGGAAGTAAATGTCTGAAGTACTGGGTAGCGTGACTCTAGTTGAGTTCCAGTCGGACAACAAAGTTCATCATTGGTTTGCAAGACATGTTTGTTTTCAGGGTAATAATTATTTTTTTTCGTGACAAATAAAACTTTGGATTCTAAAGGTAGTTCTAAAAAACGTTGTCCGTGGCTTTTCGTAAATCCATCCCGATCACAAAACTTGACAATACAATCGTGAAACGAATACATGCGTGCTTTTCGTCTATTCCATTTGTCTGATGCTTCTCGAAACGTCTTGTAATGTAAAAAATGGATTTCGATATCTTTTCCCAGATTTCCTATTGGATACGTAGTCTTGATTCCATACTTTGAAAACATACTATATGTCAGTTCTTTTTCCATGACCTCGTCGAAATTCTCAAGCAATCGAATGTAACATTCTGGAAAGAGAAAGAGACCGACGAAAGGAGTATTGTAAGGGATTCGTTGTTTTTTGTAATAGTCTAGACCATAACAATTATTCGATATAATGCAAAAGGGTTTCATTAATATAGACATTTTTTTAAATATTTTCTTTACGGCGCATTATCTCCTCAAATACGAGTTGTTTCCTGTTTACTTTCGAGAATACCAACATTACACAAACTCGCTCACCATCGTCTATTTATTTTTTCTCAAGAATAAATTGACCCGGGTTTCATGCTTTCTTTTGCTAGAAGTTGAAGAAGGTGTCCTTGACCTTTTCCGAGTAGCTGAACTCATATATATAAATATGTAGTATATAAACAAAAACAAAACAAATGTCGCATTTTCTTGGAGATGTACACCCTAACCTACCAAATGAAGAAAAAATTGGATCATCTGCTGTTATTTATTATAACAAGGATGGAAAAACGTATATTTTAGTGGGAAAAGAGAGTAATTACTTACACGAAAAAGTGGGTTTAACGGAAAACCAGATATCTCAGATCATGGAAAGACAAAAATTCACACCGGAGCATTCTCCTACTGGAAAGACGCCGTTGAAAAATGACGCAAATTTAAATAGTGCGAAACGCTTTTTTCAAAAGGGTGCCGAATATTTGGAGAAAGAATTGAACATACCCGAGGTAAGGTTCGATGAAGCAATTTATAATGACGCAGACCAAACCTACGAAACCATCTATCGGTATTTAGTAGAAGATTCAAAATGGGGTATTATCAAAGGCAAAAAAAAAGACCAAAACGAGAAATCTAAAGACACTATTCACAGAGAGATTATGGAAGAAGTTGGACTAGTAATATTTAAGGGCTCAATACATTTTTACGGGAATTCCTGTACATATAATTGCTATAGACTATTGGTAAGTTCAGATGATAAAATAAAAGGGTTCAATGGTTCCATCTTGGATCGAAAAAACAGACATAAGGGCGAAATGTTTGATCTGGAATTCAAAGAATTGAGCGAAATCAACAACCTTTTGAATACAAAGAGCTTCAATACTACTTCAGCATGCGCTATTAAGTCTTTTCTAAGCCTAACCCTAAACAAAGGAGGCAAGGTAAAAAAGGGAACACAAAAAAGAGGACGACGGGGTTCAAGGAGGAGGAAATGATAGGCATACGTTTTAATGATTTTTTTTGTAAATGTCATTAAAGTAAAATGGAAGACAAAGACTTGGTTGACCAAATTACCCTTATAAACGACATGAGGGATGTGCGCGAATTCAAAGGAGTAACTTTTTCAAATTACAAGAAAAACGATGTTAAAAAACAGTTATTGTTAAGTATTTATAACGGTAAATTAGAGCCAGCTTGTTATTGGTGTGCAGAATTAGTGTGCTCAGCTTCGTTTATGGATATCTGGGATGTCTATATTTTATATTTAGGCAAATACATTCATATTGGTAACCCTAAATTGGCCATTTACTTGAACAAACGGTTCCAGATTTTTCGAAATATCATGGTTCAAGGTTTTTTTTTCAGTGAACTTGATTTGAGAAACCATAAAACGATTCGTTCTTTATTTGCGGAAATAACGTGTGTTTTTACTCACGCGCAAAAGAAAACTGGATTCGAAACGATTAAAATAAACAAGGAGGAAGAATTCGACCTCACCAAAATGTCGGAACGGTTGAAAGCAGATTCTTTATCCTATACGCAGTCATTTTTACAGAAAAAGGACCCACCCGAAACGACGATTGCGTTGAATGAGTTGATGTACCACATCACGCCAACAAAAACCCACACATGCAATATGATGGAAGCTTGTTATTGGTTAGAGTGGTTAATTGAATTTGACCATGTTTGCAAGAAACGGTCTCAGCCGTGTAAATGCGAGAGAAGATACGAAATCCCGGTCGAGACGAAGTTCCAGTGTGAATTGATTTGGATGATTTGGGATGGCTTGTTATACAATACCAAACAGTCTGGAAATACATTTGTCAATGCAGTAATGACTTCACTACTCGATTTATTTTGTATAAAGTTCTCGACTTGTTGTATTAAAAAAAGAAGGTTTTTGTTATATTTTGCAATTGCCATGATTTGCGAGCCATTCCATTGTGATTTGGATATTATACAGGATAAAACGATCTTGAATCACACGTTGACGCAGTTACCAAACATTTATAAACAAATTAAAAAGAATGAAATACGACCTAAAACCGACTATTTGTTTTCTGGGATGGAAGACACTGTCAATTTAGAAATATCAAAGAAAAAGATGGATTGGATGAATAACGTGAATATTTTCTCTCAAAACTCTGCCGTGACGGACGATTTATAGTTAATATGCGTTCAAATAATCTTTTCTGATGCTCAATATATATTTAAAATGCGTGAGTATTGTGAAGAGTCGCCGCCTACTCTGTTTAACGTTCTACCCTCACCGAGAGATGATCGCGATTTGAATTGTGATATTCTTCATGACAAATCAGTTAGGCTTCCAAAGACCTTTGATTTCAAACATAAACTGAATCCCGCACGTAATCAGGGAATTCAGGGAACTTGCGGTGCCCAAGTCGCCGCATGCATGAAAGAATGGCAAGAGCGTAAAAATGACTTTTTCAGCGGAACCCACATGTCCCCTCAGTTTGTTTACAATCTTCGGGCCAACAAAGATTCTTTGGGAATGTATGGACGGGATGTCATGCGAATTCTCCAAAAAAAAGGCATCTGTGAAGAGTCAGTTTATCCTTACGGAAAAATAGAAACCTCCGACGACATTGACCATGGAGTTATCAAAGCAGCAGAAACCTTTAAAATAAAGGGATATGCTCGTATTTACAAGATTGATACTTTGAAACGTGCTCTCATCATGAATGGACCTTGTTATATTTCGTTTCCTGTATATAATCTCACGAGTAGAATGTGGATTCAGCATGAAGGAGAGAAAAAACTTGGCGGTCATGCAATGACGGTTGTCGGATATGACAAGACTTCGTTTATCATTCGTAACAGTTGGGGTAGATTTTGGGAAAATAATGGATATTGTTCTTATCCATTTGAAGATTGGGGGTCGCATTACGAGGTTTGGAGTGCAATTGATGAAATGACAGATCAACCTATTCCGAGTAGAAATCCTTTTTGGCTACTTTATAGATACCTGAACAAAAAACCCAAAAAACCCAAGCCTTTTCCGCCAACAGCAACGACACCCGAAGAAGTTCTCCCGGCAGTTGAAAATCTAGAGGATATTTATGAAGCTAAACCAAACGAAAGTGGTGCAGAAAATGTAGAAGGAGAAAACCCAAACCCTAACCCTCCTCCTCCGACTGAATAATTAGCTTTATTTGCAAAAACGAGTATATATTTAAGGTTCCGTAAATATATAAAATGTCAATCACACCCAGGCAAATTTCCCGATTAAACAGGGAACTATGCGAATATCCATATACACTTATCGACGAAGAGACGATCCAGTTTCAGTACAAAAAGTATGTGGTAAAAGTAGGAGGATTTGTATTGTATCCATTTCATCCCCCACAAATTTCCATAAACGGAAAGATCCTTTCCTATTCTCCTGCCTATTTCCCTTTGCGATCGATTAAAGGTTACTCTGAAAAATACAAATGTCCTTGCTGCACGAGCATTATGTGTGCCAACAATTGGTCACCGTCGTTGGGTCTGATTGCCATTCTAAACGAATACGAACTATTTATTCAAAATCTGAAAATGTTTCAACGAATAAAAGTCTTCAAGCATGTCAATTTGCCAGATGATATGATTCGCGAAATAATATCATTCTTGTAAAAATAGTTAAAAGATGGAGCCTATTCCGAGAGAATTTGCCGGCATGGGGTCCTGTGACATGTGTGTCTCCATTTGAGGAGCGGCATTTAAATTATTTCGAATATCAAATGATTGGGTATGTTGGGTGGACATGGGAGCAGTCATCATGCTTTCTGTATGACTTTCACCTTGATAATCTCCTCGACTTGAAACGTGCTTGCTCTTTTTTTTCTCTGGTTTATACGGCGAAGAAGAAGAAGAACCATTCCACAAATCCATGATTCGATCAAACAAAATATTTACTTTGATTCCAATTTTCGTTTGAATACTGAGTAGCAATACCATGAAAATAAGAATAACATTCGTCAAAGATAAGGAATCGTATTTGAAATCGCTATATGTCGGAACGTATGTGATCATTCTATGTATCAAGACAACTCCAATGAACATGACCACGAGTTGAAAAACGATTTCTGCTAAAATTTCAATCGACGACTTTTCGTTTTCTGCATCTGGGATAAAACGCTGAACTAATTTATTCAAAATGACGATTGGAACGACACCCAATAAACTATACTGAATCACATTAAGGATTTCGGCCTTGCCCTCTTCACTCGTCGAAAAAACATGATTGAAGAAGGTACGTTTTGAACTACTCATCGATGGTGTATCCAAAGAGTTATGATCCATAATAAACTATATGTTTAAAGTGAGAGAAAAAAATTAAACACAAAATGCTAAATGATGCAGTTTTAACCGCGGATGAAAGGGTTATAATGGAAAAAGTAACTTTTGAGAAATAGTATATGAAGCGATTTATCATTTACTCATCATAAAATGAGTTCTGCGGCTTTAGCTAGAAAACGCCGAGCAAATGGTGTCTCTGATTCTCCTCCTGCGATTCCTCAATCGCAGCAGTCGGCCCAACCTAAAGTAGGATTGACCTTACCCCAAGTTTTGAGTGTAATTGATGCTAGATTGAAACTTTTGGAGAATCCCAAGAGTACGAAAAGCGAAACTCCGACGAGTGACAACACATTTTCAAGCGAAGTCCAACAAGAATATGAAGCTCGATTTCAAATGCTGGCAACTGAAATACAGGAATTGAAAGATACCATTTTGAAATTACAAACATTTACTATGGAAGTGAATCATACTCTTTTTACAGAGAGACAATTTCACACGCTGGAAGAAGTCGTAGTTGAAGAAAAAGAGAAGAGCACATTCGACTCTATTATGGAAACTCTTCAAGAAGGAGATTAAATGAATTCGAGAGAAGCAATTGAAATGTATTTAAACAAAATACATTTACAAAATATATAAATCATGGACGCGGAAAAGTCGGATCAATTATTTGAGCAAGTAAATACACTTCGTGATACATTTTACGAGAACAATAAAAAAAATATTATATTCAAGTCGGAACAGAAAAATAAATTGGCCACGAAAGTGTGCGATACTTTTGATTTACACGAGATGATTCGATATACTGCATATATCATCCCCCATACGAATAAAATTTACTTTACATATCCACTTTTCAAAACGTATGGAAACACTGAAAATTGCGACACTTTATGTAAATATATGAAACATGTGCTTATCTCCTCCATCCTGGACTCGAACGAAACGTTTGAATTGCATATTAATCTAAAAGGATTCTCTGTATCGGCGTGTATGCGTTTCTTTACAGCCATTAAATCGTTGATTGACGGGAACAAGGAACTTACCGAAAAAATGACGCTCATGTGTATATACTTTACTCCTGCTGTAATTGACCAGATAAAAACGATTTTAAATGGAGTTGTACAGCATATTTTACCAAAGGTGACATTTTATAGTCCTGTAGAAAGTGATGAGGCAATAAGCGGGTTACATAACTTTGAAAACAAAAAGATATAAGAATAACGCTCTTAAGACAGGAAATGAAAATTATTATAGAAAACGCGAATAAATGCGAAACGTTCGTGACGTTATTTACACATATGAAACATTTTGCAGAGCATATCAATTTTATTTTCCAGGAAGATGGCTTATTCGTTCAAGGAATGGACATGACACATGTGATTATATTCGAAGTCACTTTACCAAAGACTTGGTTTCATCTTTACGAATTAGAGAAAAATGTTACCATCGGGATAAACACGCATATCATCGCCAAAGTACTTGGGGTCTACGATAAAACACAACAAATCGAATTAAGCACTGAAAACGACTCGGATGTATTTTGTATTCAGTATTTACGTTCCAACAACAAATTAGTGTTTGACAAGACGCTGGAAATACCTTTACTAGATATCGAATATGAACTGATGGAAATTCCCGTAATTGATTATCAAGCGGAAATAACTTTGAACAGTAATGTGTTTGCGACTCTCGCGAGTCAATTGAAACAATTTGGCGATAGTATGACGATTACTTGCTCGGAAGAAAATATCTTGTTGAGTGCGCATAGTTTAGAAAAAGGGAAAATGATGACGAATATTCCGATAGACGACTTGCATGAGTATTCCATCGAAGAAGATCAGACTCTTGAAATCAATTTTGCACTCAAGTATATTTCCGAAGTGGCCATGTATCAGAAAGTAGCCAAGCACATTGCGATTTTCATTAGCCAGGATTACCCGATGAAACTGTTGTATACTTTAGACGAAGAACATGCGCGGCTTGTTTTTTACATGGCGCCCAAAATGGAGGACTGATTTTTCTACAAACCTAATGCGTATAAATTTATATAAAAAATAATTATTTACATTATAAAATGGTGACTACAATAATTATTTTTATTCTGACACTCCTTCTTTATCTCCACGTGCAACAAGAATTCAAGTATTTTACAGACATGCAAATATACGAGACCAAATATATTGGAAAAACACACTTGGCGAAAGAAACGGCAACGAAACTTCCCATGATTATTCATTTAGAAGATATCCCGTCGATCGATCTTCATGTTTTAAAGCAAAAAGCCATGGACGATTTTCAGGTCAGGGATGTGAGAGAAATATACAAGACCAACAATTCCGATCCGTTTCCTTTAAATTTCTCTCGTACTTCGATCTTGATAGAAACAGACAAACAATCTGCATTTTATTCTAGCCATAATAGTCATTTATTTGCAAGTGACTCTTTTACAGATATTACGCAAAAATGGGATCGCTTGTTAAAACCATTTGCATCCTTTTCCCAAAATGATGTACTTTTTGGATCCAAGTTTACCGTAACTCCGTTTTATTACCACAATGCAACTTCCTTGTTTTTGTTTATTCCGCCTCGGTCGAAAGAAGTAAAAATAAGAATGTGTCCTTTTTCGTTTCGCCAAAAGTTACAAGTGGTGGAGGATTATACGGAAAACGAAGGCTGGTCGCCAATACCACCCAAAACAATCGCGAGTACAAGTGGAATTCTCGATTTCTTCCTGTATAGTGGTAAGGTTTTGTTCGTTCCTCCTTATTGGTTTTACAGCATTGAATTTTTCGACAGTAAGACGATTGTGAATAAAGTGAAATATACGACACCCTTGAATGCACTAGCCAATATAAAATCTGTGTTTATGAAATATTCACAGAATCATCATGACACAGTATCATTAGAAGAACCAATAATCCACAACGTTGATATATCCAATGTTTCAAAAGAAGAAAAATCTGAAATTGTTTTATCCATGTTAAAGACTATCTAATTGTAATCTATAATGGCCAAGACACCCTCTTCAAAAAAGAGGAAATTATCTCTCACACAGAAAAAAAGAAAAGTTACCAAAAAACAAACTCACTCACAAGTAGTGGCAGCCTTCTTGGAGACACTTAATATGATCAAATTATATCACTGGAAAACGAAATCTTTTGCTCATCACAAGGCGACTGATGAACTGTATCAGGAATTATCCAAAAATATTGATTTGTTCGTAGAAGTGCTTAATGGTAAAAATGAAAACCGAATCGAAATGCTGTCTCATCACCTGAAATTGTATGATTTTACCAACAAAACCGAACTGAAAATAAAAATGTTTGAGTTTCGTCAATTACTGGTTGATTTAGACAGAACCTTCGACCCTCGTGATGACTCCGATTTGTTTTCCATTCGAGACGATATGTTAACCAATGTCAACCAATTTTTATATCTTATGACCATGGACAAATAATATATTTATAGTACATGAAGAAACTGTTCATCTTTTTGCTTTTGTGTATTATTACATGTTCCAGTTTTGTTTATGCAATCAGACATTCTAAACCTGAGGGATTCACATCATCATCCAAAGAACATATTCGTTTCATGACACCAGATGATCTACGCGATTTAATCGAGACCGATGAAGATAAATATATTTCGTCGATGGGTAAAAATGACCTCGCGATAAGAAATGTGCAGTCAGGTAAAGAATATAAACAGTTGGTCAAGAATTCGTTTTGCGAAATAGACGAAAACCTGAAAAAGATTCTTACACGGTCTTGCCTAAAAGTCGATGAAACACTGAGCCTTAAACCTAACATGTTGGGCATTGACTTGGAAAAAATGAGTAAATTGAATTGGAATATCGGATGCACGAGTGATGAAAAATATGAAAATGGATTCCCACATACCAGAAATGAGGTTATCATTTTGCCATTGAAAATCATTGCAAAGAGAGACGACGAAAATACGTTGTGTCGTCTACTCCTTCACGAAAAGGTTCACATATACCAAAAGGTGTATAAAAAAGAGGTCGAAGAAGAGCTCGTCTCAAACCAACACTTTAAAGTTGTGGGTACACGAGAGAACGACCCTGCAAATCCTGATATAAACGGGACGAAATATTCTCATTCAGACATGGGTTTATTTTATGCGACTTACCAAAATAATCCGAAATCATTCTCCGATATAAAATATGCAAAAGATAGTTCGTCGTTTGAACACCCATTCGAGTGGGTTGCATACGAGATCGAGAAACTATTGTGAAAGAAACTTTAATAATCCAACTATTTTTTTCCCTTTTATTCTTGCTCCCCCAGGATAATTTCCATTAATTTCTCTGTGATGAAGATACTTTTTTCGTAATGCTATTAAATCTGATTTATATTGCGCTAGTCGAGACCGCCAACAACGTTGAATCAACCGAATCCAATATGTTTTGTCGAGCACTGTATACTCGCCCATTTTCAAAATGATGACTTGAATGATTCGCAATGTGGTAAATGACCTTCGTCTCACTCTGAAAATACAATTCTCAAGCAAATATTGATGAACGTCTTCGATTTTAAACTTTAAAAACGTACCGCCGTCAATTCCTGATGCATATAAAAGCAAATCTCCGCGGATATAACTTCCCACCAGAATTTTCTTATGAATCTCTTCGGGTTCAACATCCGCGTATACATTTGATGAGTCAATTTCGTCAAATGTATCGCTATCCATTAGTTCTTCCATCTTTTTTGTTTGTTCTTGTCCATTTTCGAAACCCCCCATTTCAATTTTTTATGTTATAAAAAAAAATTGAATTATTTTTCAAAAGTCATTTTAAACTTTAGTTTTTTGGGATCATGTCTCTTTCCGATTTTGACGCGTTTTTTATGAAAGTTGACCAATTAAAAGAAGATTATAGAGTACTTAGTATCAAGGCAAAATTACTTTTGGAAAAAACTATCGAATTCCACCATTTTGGTGGATTGTCATTTATGGATACCGAAGAAGATGCGTTTTGGAGAAGAGTGTCTTCTGACATGTTTTCTTCTGCAATCAAACATTTCTCATGGAATATTGAAACCGAAGGAGTTGAAGGAGTTTTAGAAGAGCGGAATTATTGACAGTTTCTTTTTGCATTTTATCTTTAATTATATTTAAAAAAATCAATGAATAAAATTTTCAACACTCTTCACAATACGGAAGAACCATTCAAGAAACAAAACGATGTGAAGGGAAAAGTAAACGCAGAGAGACTTCAACATGCGGTTGTGTCTGTTCTTCTAAGTGACAACGAAAAAAATTTAACCGATACCGAGTTGGACGTATTGTATGATGAAATTGATGTGAACACTGGGAAGAACACGAAAAATCCTATGCGCAATAAAATCACAGGAATATGCAAACTCTACGGAATGACCAATAAAAAAATGAAAACTCAGTTTTTCGAAAAAATCATTGCCTTTCTTGAAGCAGAAGTGAATGATAATTTGGATGATTTAGTGGACGGAGATATGTTGGAAAAAGAAAAATACACGGAAATGATGGGAGAGAGTGACGACGAAGGTGACGACGAAGGTACAGAAGACGATAATTTTAGAGAAAATGAAGAAGATGTCTCCGGATTCTATGTTGAAGGTGACAATATAGAAAACGGCTGGGGATTATACATATAAGCTTTGGTTTGTGGCTATATACTTGAGAACTACATTTTCAACTTGGCTCAACTTGTATGCGAATTCCGCTTGCCCCTGAAATTCATATTGTTCTGAAACTGTTTGTAATTCTCTCGAAATGTTTGCTATTTTCATCATTGCCTTTGTGAAATCCCCTGTAGATATTTCTTTTTCGGATAAAACTTGTTTAAGAAAGACTTTGCATTTTTTTTCTGAATCGCAATCACACCATTCCATCGCTTCGTCGATTAGATCAAACATGAGTAATTCCTCTGTTTTTGTTCCCGTTTCTATTTCAAATTTATTTTCCAATTCGGTGTACTCTTCATGTCCTTTGATGAGTTCCAATACGGCTGTTTTCACAAATTCGTCTTTGGGATTAGGTGTGTGTCTGCAAACCTCCTGTTTCACCTTTATATTTGTCGTGCATGAAAATAGACCAACCATTTGTTTCACGTCAAAGTTTTCGAAATAATTCCATTTTTTGACAATACACTCCATCCAAGGCAAGGAATATATTTCCGAAATACGAGATGCCATTTCTCCGAGAAGTGTCGGTTTGAAAGAGTTTTCAGTACAGACCAGAAACCCTTTATGCTCCATCAATTCACTTATTTTTTGAATCTTATTGACCAGGAAACCTTCCAAAGAATTCAAATATTGAATGGTGGATTTGAATTGGACATCTTTCTCCATGAAAACGGAATATTGTTTCATGGCATCGTCCAAGGTCGCGTACTCGGTTTTGTATTCTTCAATCTGTTTTTGCAATTCTTTTTTCTTTCTATTTACGGCACGTTCTTCGTTCTCCTGAAGAGCGAACATTTTCTCACACACGTCGAGCGGAACTGGATTGTCCCATACTGGTGAATTTTTAGCCAGAAGTCGTTGAGAATTGATTTCTTCTTCCAACTCTGAAAACATGATGCTTTTTTGTGTAAATTCTATGATGGAGTTCACTGTTTGCTGGCTTTCTTCTTTGGGTTTCAGGATATTTAATATCAAATCATAGGACAACTTGAACTTTGAAACTAGTTTCGGGGGTTTTCCATTCAACATGGTCTCGTATGTAGTTTTATCTGGAAGACGAAACAGATTGTTGCAATGAACGATATACCCAATCGAATCAATCCCCCGCCGCCCAGCTCGACCAGCCATTTGTGTGTACTCATGAGATAACAGGCCTCGAGGCGTGGACCCGTCGAATTTGGTTATCCCCGTGAAAATCGCGGTTTTGATTGGACAATCAAGCCCGACCGCGAATGACTCTGTAGCAAACAGCAATTGGATATATTTTTTACTGATACACATCTCGACTAATTCCCTCAGTATAGGAATCATACCACTGTGATGAATTCCTATTCCTTTTTCTAGTAACCCGACCAATTCAATATATTCCGTCAATTCTAAATATTCAGAGTGATTTGGAAGACGCCTCACTAGATGATCGCACTCTTTTCTTACTAAATGGGGAATTTTGCTGTCTTCTGGTAATAGAACCGTCGTTATTTCGTGGGCGCATAGCTCAACCTGTTTCCGAGAAAAGACAAATCCAATCGCAGGAAGCATGTTTTTTTCTTTCAAGAATGCAGTTAGTTTGTTAAGCACAAACTTTCGTTTCGAAACGGCCTTGTATGTATCAAGGTGCGCTTCAATTCTTTTTATAGTATTGTATCCATTTAGTACATCAAATACTCCTTTCTCGTTTTGGATTTTTATGAGAATATTCGTGTTTTTGCGAATGTCTTGTTGAATTTCCTTGTTTTTTATAGTTTTTAGTAGGGAGTCTGAAACAGCGATAAAACTGTAGTGTGACAGAGGAACGACGCGTGTCGTAGTTGTGCTCAGATATACTATCTTATTGCTCTGCGGATGGATATTTTCACACCACTTCGCAAAGCCGCGAGCATTGTCCATGGTTGCAGATAGCATAATCTTTTGGACATGTTCAGGAAGCATTACCAGACATTTTTCCCAGACTTGACCGCGGTCTTCGTCGTTAATGTAATGTACCTCGTCGAAAACAACCGCTGCCAATTCCGTCTCGAAATCCATTTGGAACATCATTGTTTTGTCATGTTTCACTCCATGAATATGATTGAATAATGTGTTTTGTAAGATTTCAGTGGTCATGATGAGAACGTCGGCTTCGGGGTTAATTTTGATATCTCCAGTGAAGAGGCCAATAGAGATATCAGGAAATTTTTGTGTAAACTCGTAAAACTTTTGGTTTGATAATGCCTTGATTGGGCTTGTATAAATGACTTTTTTATTCTGTCCGGCAAAGTGTTTTATCGCAAACTCGGCAGGAAGAGTTTTTCCTGATCCAGTATGTGCCGTTACGAGTACATGATTTTTCTTTATGATTCCTTCAATCGCATATTTCTGAAAGGCACTCAATGGAAACGGAAATTGAGAGAAATAAGAGTCATATTCGGTATTGTTGTTGTACGTATCAGGGCAAATGAACACCATGATTGATATAATGATAAGGCGTCGGGGACATTTTTACGGTATCAATTTTTTGTTTTTCTTTTTTTCGTTCTTCGTTTATTTTTCGAGCCAGCGCTGGTTCTGCTTTGTTTGCTTTTTGGTTTTACTTCCACAAAATTAAATATCGGATCATTCTTTGCTGTAAGGGTGCACTCCAAGAACCCAAATGTTTTTTTGCATTCAGATACAGTATAATTGACAACACCATCATCTCTCGAATGATTAACGTTGGTTATAAATTCATTAGGAATATCTTCATCTAACTCGGTGCCTCCAGTTCCTACGATGTATTGATTGATTTTCATCTTTCGGTCATCTATATTGAACTCGACAATTCCTTTCTGATATAAATGTAAATCAGCGCATAGATAATGATAGTTTATATTTTCTCTATAGATCCTTTTTAAGATATGAGTAAAGGCAGGCATGTCATTTAAAACCGTAAGCTTTTTTTCTTTGGGTTCTTTCGTTTTTTTCTCTTTTAATTCTTTTGGTTCCTTTGGTTCTTTTGCTTCTTTTGGTTCCTTTGGTTCTTTTGCTTCTTTCATTTTCAACCCTATTATCGGGTGATGTCCTATAATAATGATATCTGTTATTGTTTCGGGGGCACTTTTAATCGAACCCAAAATAAAATCCTCTTGATCTTCACGCAATTTTTTTATGTTAGGGATAGCATTACCGTCGGAAGAGTTAGATTTATGAAATTGTTGATAACAAGGTAAGTAGTCATCAGAGTCATTTACATACATACTTGTATCAATCATGATTAAAAGTGTTTCATTCAGTATGGTTTTTGTGCCATGAAGAACAATTTTTAAGTCTTTGTTTTGTTGTTTTTGTTCTGTTTTTAATATGAAACACTTATCTTTGTATTCTTCGGTTAGATTATTATCATTTGTTTTCACAAAAAGTCCTCCTTTCTCAAGTGCAGTTTCGAGGTCGTGATTCCCAAGGATCATATTGATTTCAATTTCTTTTGGGAGTAGATTGAACCCTTTTATTAGTTTGTCTTGATGAATAATTTTTTCCTTCTTTTTGTTTTCGCCAATACGTTTTTCGGGATAATAATTATCTCCTGCAATGACAATAAAAGATACGTCTGTAACCGTTTCGTTAAGTTTTTTTAAAACTATCTCGGTGTTAGTTAGGTTTTCCTTGCTTACCATGTTTAAATTATTCCAGCAACCAAAATGTACAAATTTGATTGTTTCCATAATATGTATATATATGTAGTACAAAGAGGAAAAATTGACATTAAATTCAATTGTTTAATATATAAATCAAACACAAATATGATCACAAATAGAGATTTATTGGCAAACAAAAACAAATACAGTGTTGCTGAATTGACTGCTAGTGTGGCAGAACTAGATACATTATTACTCGTGACCACTCAAATTCTAGACGAACGGTTCTGTGCAGAGTATATTTTAGACGTACGCATTGATAGTGGAGATGAAGATTCTTACAAATTCACCGAGGCGTATATTTTGAGACGACAGCCTCATCTAGACAGAAAATTGTTTTTCGAACTATGCAAAATACAGTATGAAAATTATTGTTAAGTGCATTTACAAAAACTATTTCTTTCCAAATTTACAAAGTTACCACAACGCATACACGTAATATTGTTCAGTTGGAGATTCGCATATGGGAAAAAACTAATACCCCAATAACAAAGTTGGCAGTCTTGGTACACTTCTTCATATCGTACATGTGTTTCTCTCAGAAATGCTAAAGTTTCATATTTTATTTTCCTAGTAAGTTTTACAATATCAAAAAATAGATAGGATAATATCTCTCCGATCATGTCGTCTGGTAACCACATCTTTTTAATTACAAGCACTTTTTGTACCGCCACCTTCATACTTCCTTTGATGTTTACTGTCGCTTTTTGTTAAGTTTAAAAAAATCAATTTTTTTTCATTAAAAAAGGGGGTTTGTTTAAAAGTATAATTAAAAATTTACATGGCCGATGCTGCAGCTGCTTCTTCTTCTTCTTCCTGGATTTCGTTTGTCAGAATGGACATTTTACTTTCTAAAATCGAATAGATCTTGTCGTCATCGCGTTGGAATTCGATGAAATCAAACAAGTCGGGAAACCTGGTCGACATATAGGCGCCCAAAAGCTTCTTGTACGGAATCCTTTTCAGAAGGATGTCATCTACCAACTCGTTTGAAAATTTCTGGACTTTCCGTGTCCGTTTCTCGCAATCTTTCCATTCCTGTTCTTCTTCATCATCGCTTGTTTCTTCAGCTGCGTTCCTGTTCCTGATAGAATTACGAGTGATTGCAAAACTTTCGCCGTCAAACATTCTTCGATCTTCCTCTGTCGGTTGTTGCGCAAACAACCACCGGAACCCTCGCAACAGATGGTTTTCTGTCAGGTCGGGATCAAAGCGAATATCGTCAGAGTAGTTCTCCGAAAATGAATTCAATTCATGTGCGTAGTCTTCATCATCGTCTTCTTCCTCATCTTCCTCTTCAGGTACGTCCGCTAAAGTCGAACGGCACAGTGGGCAGCCAAAATTGTTGGCTGTCACGCTCTTCATCAAACAACTGCAATGAAACTCGTGTCCACATTCTGTAATGATTCGATTCACGTCGGGCGTGATCTTTTCGAAACAAATGGGGCAATCTGTGTTGTTGCAGGCCATACTTACTTATTGTGTTGTGATATATTTTAATTATATAATCATTATCAACAAATCATCTCAAAATCAATTTTTTCTCTCGTATGGAGTGTTAATTAAATTAGAAAATTTAAAATCAACATTTGGCTTGAGCAAGCTCCCACTCCGCTCTGGCCACGAGAGAGGCGCGTCTGGTGCCGGTGCACGTCATGGCAGTTTGCAGGACATTCGAGGCGTCGGTGATATTGTCGGCCGTGTTGATCTTGACGTCGCCTTGTTTCTTTTTCTGTCTAATGACAGAATCCAAATTCCTATTGGCACACGCTAAGTACCGGTTGTATGTGTAGATTTCTTCCTCTGAAAGTTCATTACCAGTTTCTTTGAACGCCTCCATCATGTCGTTGATTGCTCCAGTTAGGATTGTTTCTTTTCTGTGACCGATACAGTGTGATGCCGTGTCGCAAATTTTGATGGCGTCAATAAGGTTTGTAACTGAATCGTATATCATGATGATAATAAGTATGTTTTTTCTAACCACAATGATTTTTCCAAAATCAATTTTTTGCCTCATTAAAAAAGGTTTTATTTAAAATGATTATATGTGTGTCTTGCCTCGGATCCTGCCATGGCAGTTTGATAAATTTTTGAGGCTTCGAAAGGATATGCTGACGTTTTATGTTTTTTGTCTCTGTTATTGAGAGATTTCAAGGCCTTATTGATATTAGTCAAGAACTTTTTGTATGTGATTTCTTCTTCGTCGACAGAAGGTTTTATGCTAGTTTTAGAACGGAACGCCTGAACTAATTCGTCGGTTTGGGTTACATCTTTTTTAATGCAGCCTGCTGCAGTTGAGCATGAAACTGGGTCGCATAACATAGTTTACGTGATGTGTGAGAGAAATACTAGTAAATATATCTTTGTTTGAAAGTTATCAATTTTTTCTATTGAATGGAAGGGTGATGTAGTCTCATGTATTCCATGTTATCTTCATCATCTTGAAGGTCCGTGATTTCATCAGAGAGAGCGATGGGTATATTTTCACATATGAACAGAATTTCTATTTTTTTTCTCCCTCTTTTGAGAGGTTTGTGTTTGAATTGCTGGACAAATGTTTGAATGAAAAGTTGTTGGTCGTTGTCTTCCGCGTAAATGATTTCTATGAATTCATTGTAAATGTCTTGTGAAATGAGTTTTTGCGTTAGTAAGGACTGGATAAGTCCAATGGCACCAAAAAGCATAAATTTATTTTTTGTGGATAAAGTCATTGTTCATTTGCTTAAAAAAACAGAGAGATAGTCATGTGTCAATTTTTTGCCTCGGTTGAAGTGACATAATTAAATGTGTAGAAAGTCGAAATCATCGTGTATTGGTTCAACAGTCACTAAAGAGTTAAGAGTGATAGGAATGGGTAGTGTGTCAAAGTGAGAAGAAGAGTGAGAAGAAGAAGAGTGTATGATTTGTTGAAGGAGCGGG